CATTTTATTTATTCTTAGCAAAAAATCCTATCCAAGTACCAAAGTCAGGCGCATTTGGTTGTTTTTTAAGCTGTCATCAACTCCATATTCCCAAGTGACTTCTGCTTCCGGGTTGATGTACTCAGACAGAAACATCTGTATCTTGGCGAGGTCGTCCATTGTCATCATTATGACAATCGATAAAGAAGGTACATAGACTGTATTGCTTTAAGTCTCCGACATTTGCTCCTTTCAACTGGTTGAGGATTGAAAGCATAGGGCTTGTATTTTCCAAAGGGTTAGAGATATATGAGCCATAGAGTATGGTATTTTCTCTTTCATTTTCTCCATTCCGCTCTCGTCAAAGTCAATAATACTGTTGCCATCGTCAATGTGGTTTAACAATTCAGTAATATTCTCTTTGTTGTCGATCTTCTTCATGATTATTCGTATCTTACATTTCTTTCAAGTTGGATATGTACTTCCAGATCAAAATCATGCACATAGATAAGGTCATAGAGCGAGAAATAACAATGGTCGTAAAGGTTATGGAACGGTTGTATCATGTGCAAGTCTTTTGACCATTCCCGGTCAAGTCCCTCGTTCCAGTTGTCGTTCTCGTCTTCCATGCCAATCCATTTCTCAAACGTTTCACATCCACTATGTTCAGGAGGATATTCTTTACTGCAATGTAACGACCATGCACAGCCGTCATCATAGAGAGGTTCAAAGCCTCCTTGCGTCAGAGCGTCCCATACTTGTTTGGCGGTTTCGGTTTGAAGAGGGTGGTGCTTCGGGTATTCTGCACCAAGATAGATTTTTCCTTCCACCTCAAAATCACCCAAACTGTCGGTGCGATTGCAGTACTCTTCATAGGTAGTCATCACTTTGTTATAGAGTTCTGCGCAGGCTTTTCTTAATCTGTCATTGAATGAGACAAGCAGCTGATGCATATCGCTGTCGTACACATTCAGTTCATACAGCACATTGCTTCTACGACGAAGAAGCTGCTTCATGACGTGCTTTTCTTCGTCTGTGTATCGGCAATGGTCGTTCCACGATGCAATGTCATTTTCAAGCATCTTAATCCGTGAGTCTTCAAATACCTTATATATATCCATACGCGTAGATTTGAAATTCTCATTGCAAAGATATTTTCATGGTATGCCATTCTGAGGCGTATGTTTAAAATTTTTCAATAAAAGGAAGAAAAAGTTTTGTTATGCCTCCATTCGGCACACCATGCACTTAATTTTGTGGCAAAAATTTTCGCATAGTTATTTTTATCGGGTATAGTAACAGCGTGCCCCACAGAGAATACTGATAATACGAAAGAGTTAGAGCTTCCTTGCCGGGAGAATCCAACTTTTTCTTTTTAGCCAAATGCTTGGCTTCAACTCTGACATGGCGAGGAAAAGCTGGATGAAATCTAACTATATTTTTTACGCTTAAAATGAAAGAACTATGCCAGCAAATAAGAATGCCTTAATAAGGTACAAGACTATAGACAACTGTTTAAGAAACAGATACAGAAGATTGACTCTCGATGATCTCGTGGAGGCATGTAGCGATGCTCTCTACGACATGGAGGGAATCATCAAAGGAGTATACGCTAGAACTGTTCAGATGGACATACAGGTTATGAGATCTGACAAACTGGGCTACAATACTCCTATCGAGGTTTATGATAGAATATACTACAGATACGCTGATCCTGACTATTCTATCACTGAAATGCCTTTATCCATAGAGGATGGCAAGCTGATAAAGAAGGCTATCATTCTTCTTGAAAACAAGAAGGATAAGAACAACGAAGACACCATCCAGGTGCTCAATAAGGTACAGGACAGACTCAAATCTATTCTGAACTTTGTGTAAGGAAAAAGGAGGAAAATTATGAACGAACATCAGCGAAACATCGTCTTACAAGAAAGCTGAAAGGCTTCTTTTCAAGCAAAACTGCCTGAAGAGAAGCCTTTCTTATGTAGAGCTTCAAGTAGGATTCGGACCTACAATCTGCTCATTACAAGGGAGCTGCACTACCACTGGGCTATTGAAGCATTTGGGAGTTTGATGGGAATCGAACCCACGACCACTACTCGTTCTTGCGCCATGCCTCTACATTTATGAAGGCTGAGGTGCGTGTGTTTTCTTCACCGTTCTTCTCGATTCGGCTGATAGCCAGTGAGAAGCGAGCTACGTTTGCGGTTGAGAACTGATGGATGCTTGCATCCTTACCAACGAAACCTATTACTGCGAAAGTATTTTCCATCTTTTTCACATGAAGGCTTTTTACAGATAACTACTCCATTCCATAATACACCTTCTTGTACCAGCTTGTCCAAGCGGGTAAATACTTGACAGCTGCATTAACCAAAGAGTCCGACTTGAAATCAAAGAACTTATGAGAGTTCTTTGTGAGTTCACGATATTTATTCATGGTTTTGTCCAGGAACGTATTTTCTGGATGGGTTACAACAGAGAAAAAGACATCAGCGAATACTGCACGTTTTTCAAGTTCTAAAGCAAGCATCTGATTCCTCCAAAGTTGGTTCGTGCCACCTCTAAATGGACAACCAGTCCCCTTATAGCTACCATTGAAGAACGAGGACTGAGCATCCATGATATTCCAGTAATAATAGCCACAATGCTTGTGATAATAGCACTTCTCGTGGTCATTCAACAAATCTGCCATACTACAAGTGGCACAGTTAGCCTTCTCAGATTTAGAAATGCCCTTTGAGCGATAACCTCCGCATGTGGTAAATTCATGTTCTGTCAACTTGTGCTCAATCAGCCATAGGCACAACTTGTTGTCTTTGTCTCGATATGCGATAGCTACATCAGAATCAGTCCCTGCATGAGGACTGTGATCGCCAAGCAGTCCTTTTGACCCCTCTAATGAAGACTCCCAGTATTCAAAGCAATAACCTTTCCGTAATTGTTCTCTGTCGATGTGGGCGAATCCTTCCGGTGCGACTCCCGACTCTAAGAGTATCTGGTCTGCTTGCTCGCTTTCAAGGATTGGAACAAACAGGTTGATGCATGCCGTCTGTGAACTTGCGACATGTGCTGATGCCGCAAGATGGGGTTTGTAGGCAAAACGGCTTGCTTGGATATCTACCATTTGTGTCAGCATATAACATAGAAGGCAGTTTTTCCTCACAATAGGGTTTGGGAAACAAGCAATCATGTTCCACACCATGTGACGAGATACCCTTTCCTGCGATTCCAAGGTCTTCCTTCTTATATCTTATCAAGTGAGAGTACACTTTCTTCTTAAAGTCTTCGTAAATCATAAGTTGTTAATTATTTTAGGGCTATTAATGTTGGATTATTTATCAGATTGTACCTGCTATCCACAACACAGGCATTGCTATACACAACATTCCCTATTGTTGCCGTACCATAAGCGTCATGCTCGTGACCAAACAAATGGCAAGTGGGATGTAAAACTTTCAGGTGTTCCGCAAGGGTTGCATTGCCTCTATGCTCAAGACCTTTTCCGTAGTCGGCGATGTCACATATTCCTTTGGGGGGCATGTGCGTGATCAAGATATCTACATCGTCTGGAATATTATGGATGAACATGTCCAGTTTGCCATCCATACAGTCTTCCATGAACATCGGTATGCCATAAAACTTCATGCCATCTATGACAACGCTGTTGTTGTAGAGGTAGTGAACGTTTGGGGAGAGTCCTTCAATAGGGGCTGCCCCATACATACACATATCATGGTTGCCTGCGATGAAAACCTTATGTTCATAAGGTAAGTTGTAAAACCAATTCATGAAGTCATACGCCTCCTCTTCGCTTCCTGCAAAAGTGAAGTCACCGCTATGTACGATGATATCCGCTTCGGGTAATGACCTCAGATTCTTGTGCAGACCATGCGTGTCAGACAAATGCAATATTTTCATTTTTCAGCGCAAATTTAGATACACTTCATTTTTTTGATATATACTTCCCATTGACATAAGCGTGCCAAAAGTCTGTTCTACCTCCTCTTTTATCCCTAGTATGATATATAAACGAATGAGGAGCAAAAATTCTCACAGGTTTTCGCCGTTTTAACACAACATTAACATATAGGAATGGAGCTTGTGCTGGCGAAAACGGATAAAGTGCAATCCAGGTTCTTAGACCCACAGAGGCCATCACCATTGGCGGTGGACGAACAGCACCCTGTCCCTGCCAACCACCCGTGGTTTGTTACATTGTTACATGTTACAATAAGGTGGTTCCACATATCGCATCCGTTAGGCCCACCACTTACGGCGATGACCTATGGGGAGGGGTAGAACCATTCCACACTAAGAAAGAAAAAGGCAAGCATCCTGTTGAAGATGCCTGCCTTCGTATTGAATTAACCAAAAGAAATTATTCCTCTACAGCAGCCTGCGCGGCTGATTTCACCCTCTCATTATGAGGGACTTTTGAAGAATTTGTAAGCGTCTCTATCAAAAGAGGTGAATTAACTAATCTTATCGTGCTAATCTCATTTGTTTGTGCGACTCTGGCTCCGGCATCACAATGCCGTCCTGAGCCGTTATTTTGCCCCTCTGACGAACTTTATGTGTTCGGATGAGGGTTTTATTGTCTTGACGGAAACGGACGCTTAAAACGCCTTATTTGCGCTTCGCTTCAACAAGTAGGTCGTATAGTTCCACGGAGCGTTCGGTGGCGAAATACTCTGCCCATTCCCGGAACGTGTGCGGTATCTCCAACACTCCGTCGTCGTAGTCCATGCAGTCCCACCAGTCGGAAAGTTCCGCAAAGACTTCAGGAGGGTTGGTGCCCAATGCGTCCACTACTTCCGTCGGGTACTGCTCGATGAGCATCATCTGCCAATCCCCGAAATCTGTACCGGAGTTTTCATGCAGGATATTCCATGCAGCCTCTTTCAGATCCGCGTAGAAGTCCGGAGCTTCATCAAGTTCGTCCTCTTGGTTTTCTTCTGCCTTAACCTCGTTGAAGGCGTTCATCAGCATATTCAGTTTCTTCAAGTCCTTATCTTCGTTCATAGTTATTCTTTCTTCAACACCGTACAATCATATTCTTTTGGCGACACCATGTCCAATTGGATTTGCTTGCCAGAGATACGGCTACACTTGTATGTTGTATCAGCCTTGCTAACCATGAACACGTCCATCGAAACCGATCCATTTGCAATCGTCCTGAAACGCTTGGTGTAATCTTTTTCAGATACAATTTCGTTTGAAACGCTTTGCGTCAAACAGAAATTCGTCAATGGTATTATATTCTTCTCGTTAGCAATGAGATATATACCATCTTCCCTGACTTCAAATTTATCAACTCCATTTTCTTGATATACACCAGCATTGAATACATACCAACTTCTTTTCCTGCGCAATTCCCTTGCTTGCATATCTGCACAGGTATTTATTTCAAGTTTAGCAGACGAACCGCGCAATACAAGTCGATAATCAGTTGATGTTGTTTTCATATCAACGGTGTCTTTTACCAATTCACTGCTCTCTTTCAATGTCGGCTTGAATATTTCAAGTACTTCATTGGGTATTTGGTAAAATTCATCAGGAGTTGATGTTGTTGGCTCTGCGCAAAGGCAATCATAACTTGAATAGACTTCTGCCTTACCTTCTTCGTTTTCTGAGGAAGAACTGCATGAGGCAAGAATGGCGAACAATGCAAGAGACAAAGCTTTCTTCATACCTTGCCCTCCACCATCTTCTCATAAACCTTAATCAGTCTTTCTTTCTCTGCAAGCAAAGCTTCAAGTGCCTTAATACGCTCTTCCCAAATAGCAGTACTTACATCACCGTTGATGTTGTTATGCGCCCCGTTCCCATTGACTTGATTATTGTTTCCTGCCAACGAAACCTCCATCGACGTATCAGATAAATCATCCGTGTATTCTTTGAAGAAGTTATAACCCAAGGCTTCACTTATTGTTGCGAGTTTGTCTGTATCAATACTTGTTTTATCAAGTATCCTATTCACATTTTGTTGGGGTACGCCTATTTTTCGACCAAACTCAGACTTTGACATACCAAGTTCATTGAGTTTCTGCTCAATGCTTAAACCGATGTTAACTCTTTCAATATTCATAAGCATTTTCGATTTAGATAAATCATTATATAGTTAATAATTCTTAATTCCGAACAGAAACCTACTCGTTTTTGATGTAGATAAATCTATTTTGATTACCTTTGCGGCATAAAGATACTAAAAAGTAATCAAAATAACGAATAAATGGAAATAAAACGACTTAAAACCGCTTCACTTTCCGATGCTTTAATGCAGATGTCGGTTGGTGAAACTCGCCTCGCTCCCGAAGGATACAGTAACAAGACCGTCATAAAGACCTGCTGTGAACTCAAAGAGAAAGGCTATGTGTTCAGCACAACAACGAAGACTGGAGAACAAGTAATAACCCGAATAAAGTAAAGAACAATGAAAAAGTTAATCATCACATCAGCACTCCTTGTTGCAAGCCTCATCAGCTGCAACACCTCAACCCAATTGTCTAACGAAGAACTCGACCGCATCAGCTGGTCAGCCTTCTGCAAGGACTTCGGCTACAACGAAAAGGCCGATGCCAACAACGAGAAAGCCATCAACGATTATCTCGACGCTTGGCGCGGATCCGTTGCAGAAGAAGAGGCGTTCAACAAGTTGGGCATAAACCTCTACAACTAATGTCTAATAAGTTCTGCACCTCCTGCAAACAGTCCTTCAATGCTCTCAACGGCTGTTTCTGCATGTTCCTCAATCGTTACGTTGAGTACGCAAAGACACCACCATGTGCAACCACTAATAACAACAAAAAATGAATAAAGCATATTCTATCATCCGCGTTTGCATCCTACTTATCATCGGATGCGCAGGAACACTCTTCCTTTTCGGAGAGGAGCAAGACAACAGTTTCTTCGCGTACCTCTTCCACCTTATCCTCGACAAGGCCCTCGGTTTCCTGCTGCTTGCTCTCACCATCTTTCTCTTCAACAAGTGGCGCAAGCATGACTGGTTGCTTCAGTTCTTCGACAAGCTGTGCGATGAAGCCGACGAGACCCCAAACCCAATGAGCCGACAGGAGGGCGAACTATAATGGACTTCCTCAACTTCCCCGACAAGTGCGTACGCTACTCCACCTTCCTCAATGATGTGGCCGCAAAGGTGGTCCACATAATTAAGCAGGATGCCAACGACCCCGAGTTCATCAGCCAGAACAAAGCTTTTCAGATGTTCGGTCGTGGCAATGTGGAGCGGTGGCGCAAGCAGGGCAAAGTCCTTGCCTACAAGCGTCCGGGCAAAGTCGAATACCGTACAGCCGACCTGCGGCTATTGCAGAGGATACAACAAGACTACCTTGAAAAGTAGCCTCAACTGCCGCAGATAGAATGCTTAATCGGAAAGGGCATCCCGGCGCAACGGGAACCACAGAAGGCGTGTTACAGCCGAAGTACAAGGCTCAAATATGCTCACGGAGTGCATTAGTGCGGTTCGACTCCCACCTGCGGCTCACAGACAAACAAATAATATTCATCTTTTAATTTTTAACACTATGAGTAAGATAGGACTTACAGTTGAGCAAATCAACGCAATGGAACCTACTGCGATTGTTCGCAACGACAATGTACGCGACAAGTTCATCCAGATCTACGAGGCAATGTGGACACCATCAACCGGAACATCAGGCGAAGCAGCCTACGAGCGCGAGTCACGCAACTTCAATCGTCTGCTTTCTGAGAAAGAGGACGTGCGCAAAACGTGCACAAAGTTCTCGCTCTTCACAGCTTTCCTCGACGTGGCAATTTCCGGACTCACCCTCGACCCCGGCACCAAGGCGCAAGCCTACCTCCTCGCTCGCTCCGTCGCCGTTGACAGCTACTATGACAACGGACAGAAGAAAAACAAGTACGAGACACACTGCATGCTCACCGTGTCCGGATATGGCGAGCTGGTGCTTCGTGCACGCTGCGGCCAGATACGCCACGCCGACAACCCGGTTATCGTGTACGAAGAGGACAGCTTCGAGTATGGCGAACGCGACGGACAAAAATTCGTCAACTACACATGTCGTCTTCCCCACACCACTGGTCGTATCGTTGCTTGCTTCATGAAGATCACTCGCGCCGATGGTTCTATCGACTATGCTGTCATGCTGCCTGAAGACTGGACACGACTCTCCAACTACTCCGCTCGTCAGAACGGCAAGTACAATTATCAGACCAAGACGTGGGAGAACGGCAAACCCAATGCGCTCTACGTTGCACAAGGCGGACAGATTGACCCCGGCTTCCTTGTTGCCAAGTGCATCAAGCACGCCTTCAAGACCTATCCGAAGGCACGTGTCGGTCGTGCTACGCAGTTGGAGTCACAGCAGGTTGACGAGACAGAAATCACTGACGACATCTACGGCGTTACCGGTGATGGCGAGAAGGTTGACACCACCACTGGCGAGATTATCCAAGAGAAGCAGGACTTCGCACCTCAGACCGACACGTCTGCAGGAGTAACCGTTGACCCTGCCGCCAACGACGACGATGATACATTCTAACCCTATAATACTTACAACAATGAGTGAACAGACAACAGACCTCACCATCGTACGCAAAGAGAACGTACAGATGATAGCGCAATCCGCGCCACAGATTTACAAGGACAACACAACCTCGTCCAAGCGTTGCAGCGAGTATGGCCAGAAACTCCTTGCACAAATCAAGGCCAACGGCATGAACGATGAACTGGATATGCAGTGCGCCAACTACATCAACAAGGCTCGTAACACGGTGAAGAAGATGAACACCAACCGTTCTGCCATCACCAAGATATTCGACCAGATACGTTCCGAGTTCACCGGCATGGAAAATTCTGTCGATCCTAACAAGACCGGCTCTATCCCTTATCAAATTCAGCAGGAACGCAATGCCTATGCAGCACGAAAGCGTGAAGAGGAAGAACGCCGCCGCCGTGAAGAGGTTATCCGTCAGCAGCGCGAACAGGCTCTCAGCCGCTACAAGCAGGACGTGGAGGACGACTTCAAGCGTCAGTTCAATGTATATACGACCAATGCCACAAACGAGCTGACAAAGCTCAACAGCGGTCTGACCCTCGAAAACTACGAAGCACAGTGCAAGACTATCCGTGAATATCCTGTCACTCTTCCTGCTGAATATGGAAACACACTGACCTCTACTGTCTTTATCCCGGCTGAAATTGCCGACATGAGAGACCAGCTGCCGGGCATTCGTTCTTCCATCCTTTCCAAGCTCATGCAACAGTTCCGTGAGCAGTTTCAGTTCGAGGTAGCCGAATACCGTGACTCTATCATCGACATGCTGCCATCAAAGAAAGCAGAGCTGGAACGTATGCAGAAGGCAAACGAGGAAGAAAAGGCATGCATGGCTGCTGAACTGAAAGCACGTGAGCAAGCCGAAGCCGCACGTATCGAGGCAGAGCGCAAGCGCAAGGAGGAAGAGGAAGCAGCCAAGAAGAAGATGCAAGCCGAGGCTTCCGAGATTGGCAACCTGTTCGGTCAGCAAGCTGTTGTTTCTCCGGCTGGCTATCAACCTAAGACCTCTGTCAAGAAGCGCATACACTTCCACGACGCACAGGGCGTTCTCGCTGCCGTATCTATGTGGTGGTCCAAGGAGGGACAGTTTATGTCGGTCGAAGACCTCGCCAAGATATTCAAAAAGCAGATCACGTTCTGCGAGAAGGTGGCTAACGACAAGGACCACCCCGAGTTCATCAGTTCAACATCAGTTTCCTATGATGAGGAAGTAAAAGCTAAATAAACAGTTATGTACGAAAGTGGTTATTATCCTGCAGGTGCGGAGTTCGACCCACGCGCACCTTGGAATGAACGAGAGCCTACGATGGTCGAATGTGCTGCATGTGGCGGCAAGGGCTATCATTGGCACGCCTACGACTTTGAGGCAGACTATGAAACAGAATGTTCCGAAGAAGCATGGAATATGCTTCCCGAAACGGAAGAAGAGGCCATTGCCCAGCACAAGTACTGTATCAAGGGCGAAAAGGAAACCTGCGAGGTGTGCGACGGTGAGGGCGAAGTTGAATACGAACCTGATTACGACGACTATGACGAAGATTAACAACCCGGACGAATACTATCAGAGAAGTGAGGTCAGTAATTCTGACCTCACCGAACTGAAGAACCTGCTGCACCCTCACATGCAGTTCGGCGACAAGGAGGCTGCTTTCCGCTTCGGGTCTATCGTCGATGCCATCATCACCGAACCCTCGCGTGTTGACTTCCTGCACATGACCATCGACGGCGAACAATGTTCTGAGGAGGAGTTCCTCCACGCTCGCGAAATGCAGCGTGCACTGCGTGCAGAAGCACGACGAGACCAATTCCTCGCTAAGGTTCTCGAACATGCCGATACACAACGCTTCATGGTCAACAAGCAGCAGGAGTTCTGCAATGGTGGATTTACCTTCCATCTGGACACACGCTGCAAATGGGACTGGTGGTTGCCAATGGCCAACTTCGGCGGCGATCTGAAAACGACATTCGCCTCAACACAAGCGGAGTTCGACAATGCTGTAGATTTCTTCGACTGGGACCGTAGCCGGGCATGGTACATGGACATCGCCCATTCCGACCGCGACTTTATCTACGCAATCAGCAAAAAGAACTGCAACATTTTCAAGAAGTTCATCAACCGTGGCGACGACATCTACAATCGTGGACGCGAGAAGTACGAAGAACTTGCCTTCCAATATTGGGCTTTCAACCTCATGTAACAGACAAAGTATGAAAAAGAAATTATCACAGACAGCACAAATCCAGCTGCTCAAACGCCTCAGACGCATGTGTCCGTTCGCTGTGTTCTCTGGCTCTTACGGATATACATGCGGTGGCATGGTTGGGGGGGTACGTTCTTCTTCAGGCATGGCCGCTCGCTCAAAGGAAGCTCGCCATTGCATGCTCTCATGCGCCGACTTACGCAAGCAAGCATACATACATGGCTACGACATAACGATTTCAAAACACACAATCAATGCGTATGGCTGAAACTCTGAAACATAACCTTCGCGTCGAGCCTTATGACTATCAGAAGGAGGGCATACTTGCCGGGCTGCGCTGGCACCGATTTCTAATCGGCGATGAGCCGGGCTTGGGAAAGACGCTGCAAAGCATCGGTGTCGTTGACTGTGCCAATGCTTACCCTTGCCTTGTGGTCTGTCCGTCCTCGCTCAAAATCAACTGGCAGCGCGAGTTCGAGAAATTCACCAACAAGAAAGCCCTTGTGCTCGACAATTCCGTGCTTACCACATGGCCTTATCTTCTCCGGATGGGCATGCAGCAGGTGGCGGTCGTCAACTACGAGTCTCTGCGCAAATACTTCGTGTGGGACATCAAGGGAGGCTCACGTGGTGGGTTCCGACTGAAAGATGTTGTCTTCACACCCGACATCAATATCTTCAAGTCCATCATCATAGACGAGAGTCACCGCGTTAAAGACCCATCAGCCCAGCAAACCATCTTCGCACGTGGCATTGCAGAGGGCAAGGAGTATCGCATTTTGCTGTCAGGCACACCGGTTGTAAACCGTCCTGCCGACCTCATAGCACAGCTTTCCATCATGGGACGTTTGCCTGAGTTCGGTGGTCGCTCGAAGTTCCTTGCCGAGTACGGCGGTGGCGAAATCTCCAAAGAGAGACGAGGGAATGATGAGGACGACGCACCGCGCAACCTCGACCGGCTCTCTGCAGAACTCTATGCACGCTGCATGATCCGTCGCGAAAAGGCCAAAGTACTCACCCAACTACCAGACAAGACGCGCACCGACCTTATCGTTGACATCAGCAACCGCGACGAGTATATGCTTGCAGAAGCCGACCTTGCAGAATACCTGCGCACATATACCGAGTGCGACGACATCGACATACGACGCAAGATGCGCATGGAGGCTCTTGTCAAGTTCATGACGCTGCGCTCGCTCTCTGCCAAAGGCAAGGTGAAACAAGCCATCGACTTCACGCGCACATTCCTCGCCAACGGCAAGCCGCTAATTCTCTTCTGCTCTCTGCATGAGATTGTGGACGAGATAAAAAAGGCGTTTCCAAAGGCTGTATCTGTTACCGGGCGCGACTCCATGATGATGAAACAAGCAGCCGTCGATGCGTTCCAGTCCGGGAAAGCACAGCTAATTGTCTGCTCTATAAAGGCAGCTGGCGTGGGTCTCACACTCACGGCCTCGTCAAACGTGGCTTTCGTTGAGTTCCCATGGACTTATGCCGACTGTTGCCAATGCGAAGACCGCGCACACCGTATCGGACAAAAGGACAACGTGACGTGCTACTACCTCCTTGGTCGTGGAACCATCGACCGCACCCTCTATGCCATCATCCACAAGAAGAAGTCCATCGCCAACCAGATAATGGCTACCGACGACGACATTCCACAGGATGAAATGTACTTCGACCAGCTTACGTCACTATTCCTCAATCCGGACGACGATGGCTGACCTATGTAAGACCGACCTGCAGCGCATTATCAAGTATCTCGATGATGCGGCCGCTCTCTACGATAAACAGCACGGTCTGCGCAATTCATGCCGTGCATGGTGTATTAGACAACTCACCCAAAAATTAAAAAAGAAAATAAAATGAGACAGGTTATAAGCCAAAATCTAACCGGGCGTTACGCCATCATCAAGATCTTCCCATTCATCCATGCGCTGAAGGTAGAGGTAAGCGAAAAATTCATCGACGAACAGAAGAATGAATTGACAGAGTGCCGGTGGCGACTCGCAACAGACAAAGACGTTCTCGATCTGCGCATACCTATGACAGGCGAAAACAATATAGCAAAAACATTATAAACTCAATTTTATCTATCATGACAAAGAATGAATTGGCACGTGAGGTATCAGTATCAGAGAAACTGCACCTCTCAACAGCAGTGAAAGCCATCGACGGCACACTCAGAGTTATCAAGGAAGCACTCGCCAAAGGCGAAGTGGTTGTTATCCGTGGCTTCGGCACATTCACCCCTGTTGAGGTAGCTGAGCGCACAGCACGCAACTTCAAGACAGGCAAGCCTCTGGTTATCCCGGCACACACGTCTGTCAAGCTCCGTGCAAGCAAGGAACTGGTAAAGGCTATCAACGAAGGAAAGGAGGCCACACTATGATGCTATATGAATGTGGTGTCCGTTACGAGCGGACGATGGCGAACGGCATTACCAAGAAAGTAACAGAGTTGTACCTTGTCGATGCCCTCTCTTTCACCGAGGCTGAAGGACGTATCACCAAAGAAATGGAGCCGTTCTATTCGGGCGACTTCGATGTTGTAACAATCAAGCGCACCAACTACTCCGAGATTGCCGAGAACGACAAGGGCGACAAGTGGTTCCGCGCAAAGCTTCTCTATATCACGCTCGACGACAAAGGCCGAGAGAAGAAGACCGCTACTCACTTCATCGTCCGTGCCACCGACATCAACAACGCACACGCTGTTGTCATTGACCGCTTGAAGGGGTCAATGGTTGACTTCGAGATTGCTACGCTCGACGAGACTAAGATTATGGACATCTTCCGTTACAAGCCTAACACAGCTAATGGATAAGTTCTATAATCATGCCTTCCAAGGCCGGAATAAGTACGGCAACAAGCGCGTAGGCTCCCACGCATCCAAGAAGGAGCACTACCGAGCTGGCGAGCTACGCATGATGCAGCGTGCCGGACTTATCTCCGACCTTCGGGAGCAGGTGTCATACCTGTTGATACCTGCACAATACGGCGAGTGTGGCAAAGATTTCAAAAATCGTCCTACACGTGTCCTTCTCGAACGTCCTTGCTCTTATGTAGCCGATTTCGTTTATACCGACAAGGCTACCGGGCAGACCGTCGTGGAAGACACAAAGGGAGTCAGAACAAAGGAGTATATCATCAAGCGGAAACTCATGCTGCATGTGCATGGCATCCGCATTAAAGAGGTTTGATTTATATGGCACGAGACAGTTTTATATTCTATCGCAGTTTCCTTGAGGCTATCAAGTGTATGCCCTCCGAGGTACAGGCCGAGATATACCCGGCTATCGTGGAGTATGCCCTTAACGGAAAGGAGCCTAAAGGACTATCCGACATTGCCAAGGGTGTCTTCATCCTTATCAAGCCAGTGATGGATGCCAACAACGCACGCTCTGAGGGCGGCAAGAAAGGCAAGAAGTTCGGCAAACTTGGCGGTCGCCCTGCTAAGGATAGAGCTGTCTCGTCTGCCATTTCTGATAAGCCCAACGTCACGCCCGGCTACACGCTCACGCTGGAGCAGGAGATTGAAGAAATGCGTGCCGATCGTTCTTGGAACGAACCAGTATGTATGCAGTTCCACATACGCGAGGACGAGCTTGGCAAACGCCTCGACTCCTTCCTCAACCACTGCCGTTGCGAGTATGAGGGCAAACCTCACGACAATATCAATGATGCCAAACGTCACTTCTGTTCGTGGATGCGCAAGGCGTACACCTCACATGCCGAGCCGGAAGACGCACAAGAGCTGCCACCACCGTCATACGAGTTCAATGGCGGTTTCGGTGGGCAAGATGTCTAACCTTTAATCTCTGAAACTATGGCTCAATATCCACAATGTCTAATCGAAGAACTTGCCAAGTATGGCCGTCAGCCTACCGGCAACAAAGACTGGGACGCTGTCGTCCTTTCCGTTCTTCGCAAGAACGAACGCGAGAAGGATGCACCGTGGCTCACCCTGCACCAATGCGCACTCAACCTACGGAGAGAGAGCGAAAAGGCGAGAGCACAGGCGTACAACCTTGCCGACCCTAACGTATATAGTGCACACTCCAGCTTCCTTGTCTATATCGCCAACTCTGTTGTGCTGGCTCCTCAACGCCGCAAGTTCATCGTTGACGACGACAACAAGCAGGTGCTGCGCTTCCTCTTGCTCTACTTCAACAACTGTCCTCTGGCTGAAGAAGTGTTCCCCGAACGTGGCTACAAGCTACACAAGAACCTCCTTATACAGGGCGGCGTAGGTGTTGGCAAAACGCTCCTCATGCAGATATTCAGCGAGTATCTACGGCGCACTAAGAACCCTCGCTTCTTTCACAACGTGTCGGTCACACAGATGGTCAACTACTACACCATCCACAACAACCTCGACCGCTTCACTTACTTTGAAGAGGAAAGCAAGGGCTTCCAGTGCAAACCCGAAAATGTGTGCCTCAACGACATCGGCATACAGGACCGCACGTTCTTCGGCATGGACACTGGGTTGCTCACTGACGAGTTTCTTCACGCTCGCAACGAGATTTGGACACAGTTCGGCAAGTTCGCCCACCTGACTACAAACCTTGACAACAAGGAACTTGAAAAGCGGTTCAAGCGCAATGACGGCTACGGCCGACTTGTGGATCGCTTCAAAACATACAACGTAATTCCTTTACCGGGAAAAAGTAGAAGATAAATTATGGAAACAATTGAGATTAAATCAATGACGAGCATTGAAGATGCTGTCAAATTAGTATTACACACCGCCAAACTATCAGGAAGTCGTGTAGTCGCAGAGTTTAACGGTTTCATTCTCGACTCAAAGAATAGCTATGACAAGAACCTTGATTTATACTGGGCTTACATGGGACGAGCTGACCGTAACGTAAACTGGGAACAACGCCGCTACGAGATTGCAAAAGAAATGCTACCAATAATATACAGAATAGAATGTGGTGATTTTAGCATTGAAAGAATGGCTGTATTTGCCGTAATGTATGCAGATATACTTATCAAAGAACTAAAAAAGAAAGAAACAGACAATGAGAACAATTGATTTTCGCGGCAAAGCCGTTGGCAGTGGTCGTTGGGTACATGGTGACTTGGTTTGGATGGGTAGACAACCTGCTATTTTTGAGTATGCAGACTTTGAGAATGGCTGCGTTACAATACAAGAAAAGACACTCGGCATGAATACTGGGCTAAGAGACAAGAACAGCCATGAAATTTACGGTGGTGACATTCTTGCACATAACGGCAAAATCATCGGTCATGTTGTTGATGGTGTTCGCGGTTACTGCTTCGATGTGGTCTATGCCGAACCTGTAAGCACAAGCACATGGTCGTTATACGGGGTTGTTGTTAACGATTATGAAGGCGACGTGGAGATAGTCGGCAACCTCTACGACAACCCAGAAGTAGTGAAAGGAGGTACAGTATGAAATGGATTAAACTTTCAGACGAATTGCCACCGTTCAACAAAGAGATAGTCCTTCTTAGCGAACGTGGTTTCACTCGTTTAACATTCCGCAAGACAAAAGAAGCTACAGATAAATTCCAAGCCTTGTTACGCAATGCTTGTAAGCGAATTGCCAACATTGACAATCCGTCACCTATGTATAACGAAATGGGATTGCCTGTACCAAACAAAACTGAACACAAGTGGGAATATTGGTGTTTGCTTCCAGATAAACCATTTCAAAACAAAGGAGGTGAAGTATAAAGATGCGCTCACGACAAGCCCGGAAAATAGTCCGCATGACAATGTTCACTCCAATAGACCGCATGAGCAGCACATGGTTCGACCGTGCTCTCCAGTGGTGTGCAACATACCGCCAACCACATATTAAAAAGGCTCTACGCTACTATTGGAATGGTGTAGCAGACGGCAAGGTTAAGCCATTCTATTATAAACCCAATCATCAAAGAAACATATATATATGAACGACGACATCATCATTATAGAACGTTTCTCTAAGAAACGATATGAGACATACAAGGCTAAAGGCATACCCTTCCATGTAGTTTGCGGTAAAGGTCGCCTTTGTGAAGTCAAGGCTTTCGATTGTGGAGATAACCACGACCAAGTATTTGTAGAAAGCACCTACGAATATCTCGGTAAGGCCCGAACCAGCGGCCACTACGCCAACCAAAAGAACGGCTGCACCCAATATCGCGAACAGGACGGCAAGCTGTTCATCTACCGTGGTCCGTGGTTCAAGCATAACGACCTTGTAGTACAAACAAGAGACGGAATTGCAGGACGAAAAATCTTCTTCTGGCATGGAATAAGACCAAAGGATAACATGTTCCTTGCCAATTGGGGAGCTTATTCGCCTTATGATGATTTGCACGACTCCGATTTTTCCCAGTGCACATTAGGCTGCGATTTAGAAAACACTCATCCGAGTGGCCAAGTACGCAATTATCACTTCCGTCTCGCAACAGAAAAGGATATTGCCGACTATCGCAATGCGCTTCGCGACCATCGTATAACATGGGAGGACGACGGACGCTTCTATCACTATCCTCATGTAGGCGACCACTACTACGAGATTTTCTTTAACCACGGAGTAGCCGACTTCCGAGAGTGCATTTTGGAAAGCGAAGATACACGCCCTGAAATATCACGTCTCATAATGGAATGCGACCTGACTGTACATCTTGAATTAAGAGAGAAACGTGTTAGACAACGCGTAGATGAAATCAACAATGCCCTTGGGCTTAAAAAATAACAAAACAATATGAAAAGAAGAATTGCACGAAAAATCGACAACTACAAGGTAATGCCTCAACGCCTTACCAACAAGGCCATCTACCTCTACCTTCGCATCCGCGAACACTGGAGTCTGTCAATAAGAGGCAAGAACTACAGCACATGCTACGTCATGGACGACTGGGGACGTGTCCTCATCTACTCACGCTCCTATCCCGGAGGGCGCGTCGAACACGGATACGGCTACGATGCATGGCACGATGAATTCGGCAGGCTGTATCCAATCCGTAACCCTAAACGCAAAAGAAAGGCAAGAAGATGATCAACAAAAACACTTTCATCAAATGTGGAGCATGTTTGAAACGTCATGGTAAACATAAAACAATAAAACAATGAAAACTTACATCGGAACAAAACAGGTTAAGGCCGAACCTATGAACGAATTGGCCGCTGTTGAGAAAGGTTACGCTCGTAAGAACGAGGACAACCACGAATGGCGTGAAGGTTATCACGTGCAGTACACCAACCCGGACGGCAGCACCTACGACTCTTGGTCTCCTAAGTCTGTCTTTGAGCAAGCCTACAAGTGTGCCGACAGCTTCATCGATCGCTTGCAGATAGAGCACGACGAATTGAAGGAGCGTTACAACAAGCTCGACAACTTTCTTGAAAGTGGCAAGGCAGAGAAGGTATGCGAAGAAAACCAGATTTGGCTCATGGCTCTCCAGCGTATAAACATGCAAAATTATCTCGGCAATCTTGCTACGCGCCTTAAATTCTTGAAAGATGCGCCATCCCAAACGCAGGGCTAACATGCTCTACAAGCTACGTAGGAGAGGTATTCGCTGCAACACCAAGGAGCGGTGCATATACCTCCCCTACAATGAGGATCCAAAGCACTACCCACAAATACCAAGGTTGTGCCGGGAGTTTCACTTCTACGTTCAATTCATCATCACATGATGGATTGAACGTCCCTCTAAACTTAAAACCATCTTTCATCAACAACCCTATATCTTTGCATTATGATTAAACTCTTGGAACGAACACGCCGCCCCGACATAACATTCTCCCGTAATGGCCGCATTTCCATTACGGCAAGAGTCGTGCGGCTACTCTCGCTCCAGCCGGGCGACAGTATCAACGTAGCCTTCCACCTTGGCGAGTGCTACCTGCTTGCTGTCCGGCACCAAAATGCAATAGGACGGCATGTCGCACAGTGTCACCCGACAAAGAAAGGTTCCAACAACTACTGTGCGTCTTCCGTCCTCCTCGCACGGCTCATGCTCGACAACTGCGGCATAAAAGAGCAGCGTGCCTCATTCATGATAGGCCAAGCAGAGAAACGCGACGGCGAAACAGTTTTACCAATAATATTTAAGCATCCGTTATGAACCAAGAAATAAAATATAGTGGCTTCTCCGCTGTGCCGTCAGACTATGAATGTTCCGACGGCTCTCTTGCCGTGTCCATCAATCTCCTGCCCGAAAACGGAGCATTACAGCCTATTCTGCCTCCGTCTGTTGAGATACAACTTTCTGACGATATAGGCAGTTGCGTGTTCATTCACGAGTCATCAAGTTTCACGCACTACATTGTAGCCAAGGACAATTCATATAGCTGGTTTGACAAAAAAAAGCCAGATACAACCACCGCTATTGGCAACGTAACTAACTGCATAAAGGTTACGTCTGTTGGCAACACTCTCATTTTTCTTACAGATAATGGCATGCAATACTATCTGTGGAAAGGTGACTCCACTGGCTACCTGTATCTTGGTTCAAAAATACCAGAGTGTCCGCTGTCATTTGGTTTGCAAGGCGAATTAGTTCGCACAGATGAGTTCTCCATTAGCTTCAACGGCATCAGTGAGGGTGATATTTGGAAAGAGTTTTCTGACGATAACAAAAATAAGATAACAGACCAAGTGCTTGCAAAGGTCAATAAGTTCATTGCCGAGGAAAGTACAAACAAAGGACGTTTCATTTATCCTTTCTTCATTCGCTATGCTTATCGTCTCTATGACGGTTCGCTTACGATGCACTCTGCACCCATTCTCATGATTGCATCTTCCGACTTGTCGCCACAAGTATTCTGGAACCACATCCGTGGAAAAGACTCATACAAGGAGGCTGCAATGCGTGTTGTCGCAATGGTTCACAAACTGGACTATGCAGTTATCGATCAATCGTATATCAACAACCTTTCCAACTGGAAGGACATAGTGCGCTCTGTTGACATATTCTGTTCCAAACCGATATACACCTACGACCAGAATGGTAAATGTGAACGTTTTGCTGCATCCTCTGAAATAGACTCATATTGTGTGTGTAAGCACACCAATCAAGCAGCATCTACCACAACATACCCTCTACGTTACCAAAAGCACACATTCAACAAACTATATGCGTTCACATTCGACCCAACAAATTTTACATATCCTGCTGGACGTTTGATATTGCCTCGTAGGTCGGTTGATGCTGTAAAGGAGGACATCAAGTCCACATCGCAATTCTATATGCTGGAGAGTATAAAAATTGAGGCTCTGACTACTTCACGCACGTTGCTCAACATCGAAGAGGATTATCTTCAGTCACTCGTCACGCGCGAGGTAATGACAGATGATTATGACAGTCACGACACAATTGTTCCTCGCTATGCTTTCGCGTATAACTCTCGCCTCAATATTGCAAACATAAAGAAAATGTTGTTTTCTGGCTATAACGCGGCATCTGTATTTTGTTATACAGATGGATATGTCGGCAATTGGAATGATGAGCACATGACCCCTACATACTTTGACGACAAGGCTGCCTATTCTGTATACATTTACATCAAGCAGGACGGCAGGGATATTATAGTGAGAGGGGATGCATATCAATTGGGCAACTATGATACTCCTATGTTGTTCATATACTATCCTAATGTCAATGCTTACAAGGCTGTCATTGTAAAGTGGTACGTTTGGAGTTCACCATACGAGGTGCAGCTCGAGCAGCATGGTTTCCTTAATGGTTCATTCTATTTTGGAGGTTGGGACAATCCAGAACAGAAAGGTACAACTCCCACCGTATCGAGCATTTCCGACCGCACAATAGATGTCCCCAACAAAATCTACACTTCCGAGGTCAACAACCCCTTCTACTTCCCGGTACTTGGTATCAACACCGTTGGCACGGGAGAGATTAAGGGCATCTGTTCTGCAGCAAAGGCTCTCTCAGAAGGACAGTTCGGACAGTTTCCTCTCTATGCCTTCACCTCTGAGGGTGTATGGGCGTTAGAGGTTTCGTCTACTGGCACCTATTCTGCCAAGCAGCCCATCACGCGTGACGTGTGCATCAATCCCGACGGCATCACACAGCTTGACTCCGCTGTTCTCTTCCCAACCGACCGCGGCATAATGCTGATCAGCGGCTCGCAGACGCAGTGCATATCCGAAGCCATCAACTCCGAATATCCGTTCGATGCGCTCCGGCTTCCCGGGTTCGACAAGCTGCACACCATGCTCGGACATGAACCTGCAACAGACAAGTGCTTGCCTACGCTGTCCTTCACCAAGTTCTTGAAGCAGTGCCGGATGCTATACGACTATGTTCATCAGCGCGTCATTGTATATGCGCCCGGTATCACATACGCCTATGTATTCTCGCTGAAGACAAATCAGTGGGGAATGATGTTCTCTAACATTGTCTCACACCTCAATTCATATCCGGATGCACTGGCCATGGACACAAAAAATGCTGTGCTAAACTTCTCGGTACCTATCACGAATACCGACAAGAGTATTCCCATAACAGATACCGTCAAATGCCTATACGTCACACGTCCTCTCAAACTTGAAGCGGCAAACGTATTGAAGACTGTCGCCAGTGTCATACAGCGTGGACTGTTCCGCAAAGGAAACGTATCAACGGCCCTCTACGGTTCGCGCGACTTGCAGAACTGGCACCTTGTATGGTCAAGCAAAGACCATTATCTACAGGGCTTCCGTGGCTCTCCTTACAAGTATTTCCGAATTGCCGGTGTAGCCACACTCTCACCAGATGAAAACATCTACGGTGCGTCAGTCGAGTTCACACCTCGACAAACCAACAAGCCGAGATAAAGAAGATATTATTAGGTTTAGTTATTTATTAAGGTTAGATTGTTTTAGGTAACTAAAGAGCCGGGATGCGTGATGCACCTCGGCTCTTGTCTTTATTATCCTAACCAATGTTGCCTGATACGCTTCCGTTCCATTCTCGAATGGATGGAGGTGCGTATTTCTTGCTCTGCCTCAGCAGCCTTGGCAAGCCACGTCTCCGACTTCGACGGATTGGTTATGCTTAGCCAGTCGGCCACGCCTCGGCACACAAGGTATTCGTGTATCAGCCTTTCCACATAGGTCAGCGTGGTTTGCGAAATAGTGTTGGGCACACTCATGTTTATATGATATTGCTCCCTCTCCTTTAGCTTGTCGCAAAACTCTGTCTTGACGATTTCCTTCTTTGACCAAGGGTAAAGCATTTCCCGGCACATGGAGACACCCAAATCCAGCACTCTTGTCACCCTGTCCACATTGCCTTCCTCGCCAACGTCAGCCACCATGTGCTTGGCGTGCTCGGTTTCCGGAGCCATTACATGGCTCTCCACATAGGCATTGTTCTTGATGTCATAGAGCAGCTGTTCTCGCTCGAAGGTAAGCTTTACCTTTAGCTTCGCTCCCTCATTCTCTATGCAGCAGCTCATAAGCGTTCCTCCTTAGTCTGTTGGACGCTTCGGGCGGCTACGCTTGCTCACCGCCTGTTGGATGCTTAGCAAACTTCTCTGTGCAAGGGCGATGTACTGTTCTGCGTCTGCCTTGTTGGTCACCATGTACCACTCGGCGATGGCGGAGTTCTTCAGGTAGTCGTGGATAGCCTCGCCTACACCGGTGGTTGCAGCCTCGTTGAAGTTGCTCGGCATTGTGAGGTTAAGCGTCAGGTCTGTGCTGCCGTCATAGTGGCTGTTGTCTGTGGTTGTGCCGTCCTCGTTGAGGTAGTCCGACAATTCTGTCTTCACCTCGGCAAAGCCTTTCTTGATAGAGCGAAGTATCTTCTCGCGGTTTTCTTCGTCCTCAGAGGCAAACATGCTCGCCACCTCCTTGTGGTTGTCCTTGTTTTGGATAGTACGGCCACGCAAGAAGGTCTCGTTCATGATGTCGAAGAGAAGCCACGAAATTTTGATGGTTGCCGTCACGCTCTTCTTGGCACCTAATGTCTTTTCTTGTCCTTCCATGTCAATAAAATATTATTTGTTAGTCACTCGGACGGGTCGGTCTCTTGCGGCTGTATAGCAGACGTTCCGCACCGTCCATCATTTCTCCGGCTTGGTTGAAGTAGTCAGCGGCTTCGCCCTTGTTGGCCAGCTTGAACCACTGGGCGATGATTGAGGCAATGAAGAAGTTGCGCAAGGCCGACTGTACATTGTCCTTCATCCCTTTGTCAAACGACTTGCTCACCTCCAGCACGGCTTCGTAGCCTGTCCTCGTCGCAAGTGACGGAACAACGATGCTCTGTGCCTCCACATCTTTAGGTTGTTGTATGGGTGGAATAGGAGTTATCGTTACAAGTATCTGCTTCGTAGCTCCACTCACGATCATCTCTTTCAGCCTCTCATTGGTGGCAAGCACCGACTCCTCCCAAAACCTGCCGAGGTCTGAAAGGTCGCTGTCCGTGGCGAGGATGCGGTCTCGCGCTCCATCGTCGCCGTCTATCAGCTTCGCGCCTGTGTAGTCGGTAGCCTTTGCCACCTCTTCATACACGTCGTCCTTGAATATCTGTACGGTGATTGTCTCCATGTCAGAATGAGATTAGTGAATACGTTAGTCCGATGCCTATATATGGCTGCATACCTTGTTTGCCGAAGCCGTAACCTGCCGTCACACCGATATGCCATTTCTTAGGAGGCTGCTTAATCTTGCGCGTTACATACTCATGCTTGGGATATACATAGATGCTGTCAAGCTGCACGTCATATCCGCTCACCCATGCCGTATAGTCACTGCTTTTATACATCTTTTGGATGATGGGGATAGTAACCTCCGCACTGTCACGCACATCTGCCGCATCGTTTTGTGTACAGCTTTCTGCCGGTTGTGTGTCCGCACGGATAGATGGCTGCGCCTTGTCACTCTTGGGAAGGGTCACGGTCTTGTACGTCAACACCAAACTGTCCTTGGGTACCGGCTTATAGTAAGGTATGGTGTCAATCACAGTGTCACGCACCACTTCTGCAGGTTCATGATCTTTGCCGTAGCCTCCGCAATGCACGATGCCAACCAGACAGACGATGCCAACAACCACACCTAACATTGCCCACAAAAAGCCTAAAATCTTCTTATCCATAATAGTCTTTGATAAATTCAACAATAGCGTTAACATGCACGGCTGTCACCTTCTCCTTGCCTTCCTCGCTCAACAGCAGGTCAACGTCTTCTTTGTTGTCTTGGAAAAGGTTCTCCGTCAACACTGCAGGGCAGTTCGTGTCTCTACAGATAGCAAGGTTCTGGGCGATGTACTTGGCATAGGGCACACAACGGTTGCCCTTCAGTCCTTGAAGTATTGCTTCGTTCCAAAGATACTGCGCCAAGGCCTTGCTCTTTGCGGATGCGTTCATGCCTACATGGGCAGAAAAACCTCGCGCCTCATGCCATTTGCCGTCGCCTCCTGCTGCATTGTTGTGGATCGAGACAAGCAGTAAGTTCTTGGTGCCTACTTTCTTACAGATGTCGTTCACACGCTTGCAGCGTACAGACAGTGCAACGTCCTGCTCCTCTTCCACAACACGCTCAGCATTGTAGCCCATGCCGCGAAGCTCGTTCACAACTCGCGTTGCAATCTCTCTTGCATACGCATATTCACGCAACCTTTTGTCCGGGCTGCATTTGCCGGGGGTGTTCACCCCATGCCCATTGTCGATTAGAATTTTAATCATAATATATAATTTGCTTAGAAAGTTGTAGAAATCTGTATATAATTTTACGCAAAAGTTGTATTTATGCGTTCAACCTTTGGTAAAAGTCTGTCTTGATATTATCATACGCAAGTTTTATGTTAGTATAAGCACGAGCATTGTTTGCGCCATCTTCATTATAAATCTCACCTTCAACAATCTTCGCCACGTCCTCCACCCATTCCGAACTGCAAAACTCTGAAATGGATTTACCTCGATATGTGAAAGAGTCGAAGCGCGAGTTGCGGTCGTTGTGTATAACGAGCAACGACTTGCGTATCTTCGCTGCTGTCGCTTCGTGGTCTATGATGTGGTTCTCTTCTCTTACACGCTTGATAAGCCGGCACACCTGCTCAATGCTGAGATCGAAAGCAAAACCTGTAAGGTTGCGGATGCGTAACAATGTCTCCGGGCGAAGACCCTCTGATATGTCTTGCAGCATGTCGTTCTGCTTACGTGTCTCTTCGGCAAGGTTGTGCATGCTGTCCTTCTGGTCCTGCATCATCTGCTCAATGATGCTCTTGAACCAACGGAAGAGTGCCACCATCATGAAAGCGGAAAGAAGAAGAAAAAAGGCTGCCGTTATTGCCATCATGCCATAGTCGCTAATACCTTTAGCAACCTGCGTAACTTGACTTACATCGTTCATCTTCCTGTCAGTGCTACTCTTATCAAGCGTCCTACAACTACTCCGGCCATCGTACAGCCGAAGTCAACCCAATCCCATTTGCCGCCATACAACTTGTCTTTAAGTCCCAAGGCTCCGGCTACACCAGCTCCGGCATACAGCGCACAGTAGGTATCATCAGCTCCCAAGCCGATGAGAACGCCACCTACGATATGTCTGCCGCGGTTGCTGGATTTTAACCATGTAATAATCTTTTTCATTGCCATTATGATTTTATGTTCTTGGCAAATTTAGCGACTTAACCGGTGAGCGTCGTTTTAACTATTGTAGCACAAAAAAAGAGGAGCAAGATTTCTCCTGTTCCTCTTATTGATGATGTTATGATTACATGTCAAACACGCTCCAATCTACATTGTCCTTCTCCTTCCATCCGTTCCTGATGGTTTCAAGAATGAAACATGCAGCGGCCTCGCTGAACTTCTTGAACTCGTCTCGCGTCTGGAAGGTATGATAGATTGGTGTAGCGTCGGCTTTCTCGTTGAGCTTCAACGTAAGTGGGAATGTAACACTTTCGTTGTTCTCAATAGAGGCAAAGTTACGCTGCTTCTCGTCTGTGAGCCAAACCTTGATGCCCTCATACTCAAACTGATTAACAATCTTGTCTTTGGTCTCTGCGTCTATCGTAGCCCAAACAAGTTTCTTTATCTCGTCAAGCGTGGGCTTGTGCGTGAACGTATGGCGGTATTCGTATGTACCACTCTCTGTTTCATACAGACCGAAATAGAGCAGCCATTTATTCTTGCCTACTCGTTGCAGTCCGTCCTGACGTTTGGTTGTGCCGTATATCTTTTCCATTGTCGCTATGATTTTGTTGAGGCAAAGATATAGTATGCAGCCCAATTCACGCTTTTATCTTTAGTGAGCCGCTTTATGTGAAGTTATACTTTCGCTTGCTGCCGTCAAACTGTTCGCACTTGATGACGGTCTCAAACGGAAAGCCATCCTCGATGTCGCTTATCTGGTCAAGGATGCCTTTCATCTCGTCCGAAGCGGTGAAGAATTTGTCCCATTCCTGTGTCGCAGGGTTCTTGAACGACACTAAGTAGCGGTCTTCGCCAAACTTCGTGTCCAGTGTCTCGTAGTCGTGAATTTCTACCGGGATGTTCACGATGTCTCCCAAGCGTGTAACCTTGCCCGGAAAACGCTTCTTGCCGTCCGCAGGGGTATAGGTCACGCCCATTTCAGAAAATTTCTTCATTCTTTTACCTGTTAAAATGTAATATAAATGTTTACAGTCTGCATGACATGCCATTCCTTTGAACGAGCCTATAATTTGTTGTCTTCGCTTTCTCGACTTTATTTTTGCGAGTTTCCTTGCAGCATTTACTTTTGTACGCTTGCGTATTCGTGAGTGGTCACCGTAATCAATATACCCCAGTGCGTCCATTCCTGCGCTCACTGGGGCTACCTTCTCGCTCGTCTTGATTATCAAATTGTAGGGTTTACTTAGTCTGTGCAGTGTGTCCCTGTGTTTCCACAACTCTTTTTTATTGTCTCCATATATGTATATGTCGTCACAAAAGCGGTTGTAATTATCCTTTCCACATTCCTCTATCATGGCATGGTCAATGTCATTGTGATACAGGTTGCCGAAGAACTGTGAGGAGCGTAGTCCCTTGCTGATGCCTACGTTGCCATCCGGGTGCAACACCTTTACAAAGTCTATTAGAATAGGGAGTAATATCGGGTCGGCAATATACTGCTTGATGATGTCTATCATCTTGTCGTGCAGTATGTGGTCATAATATCCTTTATAGTCGCTTTGATAATAATATATAAGGTCGGGGTTCTCGGCTCTAACTTCCTGCATCTTGTGGAATAGTCCGTGTGGGCCGCGTCCTTCTATCGAAGCTGCCGTGTTTTCAATTAGCAATGGCGAAAGGTGTTTTTCCACAATCTCCATGATGGCATTGCAGCCTATACGTTTCACAACAGGAGGTGCTTGAACCATTCTTCTCTTCGGACCATCGTCCACTTCAAACGAGGATAAACGAACAACGCGGAAAGTTCCATTACCTATTTGTTCTTTCAACTCGGCAATAATTTCTTTCTTGCGTCTCATATAGCGCACCATGCGTGGAGTACATTCCACACCATCTATAACAACCGTCTCCCTCCATTTTATTCCGCTTCGCGTGTCTGCGTTATGAAGGTTCGACATGACACGCTTGAACGAGCGTTCCATGTTTTCGTCCGAAATAATTTCTGGGATGAGGTTATATAAAGGAAAACAGATAGAAGTCGGTGCTTCTACCTGTCCTAACAAGTCTTCCAATGTGTTGACAGCCTTCCTGTCCTGTGGGGAGATACTTGCGCACTCCCCACATGTGGTTAATGTCGTGTTCCGGCTTTCCATAATTCGTTTATCATGCTGTTGCCGAGGCTCTAATCCCTCGGAGTTTGTTTGCGGCAATCCTCGTGCCACGTCAGAGTCCCCCGATTAAGTACCACTAAGAATTTCAGCCGACCGCCGTAGTTCGTGTTCGAGTTCGAAGAAGCGTTGTTCGCGTTCGCATAAGCGAGACCGCTGTTCGCATTCGAGTTGTTGCCAGACCGCAGAACACAGCGGCGCGTGGGATTTTCTGCCTTTTGTTTCTTGTTATACTATCGGACGCACAATGTCCACTTTTAGTCCCAAAGCGTCAATGATGCGGAAAAACATTCCCACACCAGGCTCTATCACACCTTTCTCTATGCGTGATATGTAGGTCTTGTCCGTACCGACTTTCTTTGCGAGGTCAGATTGGGTCATGTGTTCCTGCTTTCGGGCATCATAGATAATCTGTCCCACGCAATAGTTGGTGGCTTCCTTTCTGAAAACCTCTCTTTCCGCAGTTCCTACTGCTCCATACTTGGCGTCAAGAATGGCATCAAAACTGCTAATGTCATTTCTTTCCTGCATAATATTCCTTTTTAAGTTCAAGTGCTCTGTCTATCTCTTTGGAGGGTGTCTTCTGGGTTTTCTTCTGAAAGCCGTTGAAGAGCATCACGATGTTGCCCTCGTCGAAAATGAAGAACGCTCGATATATATTACCATTGTAGGAGGCTCTTATTTCATAGAGACCATCCTTTATGTACTTTACAAATTTTTCGCTCACTCTGTCCTGCATCTTCAGCACATCAAGCACATAGTCTATCTTCTTCTGCGCTCCTGCTTCCAAGGCGCGGTAGAACGTGAGGAAATAATCTTTGTAAACCAGTATTCTCCGTTCTGAGTTCATGGTGCAAAGGTAATACAAAAAGTTGATATATCATACAACTTTTACTTTTATTTTGCAGAGCCTATAAAAAATCTCGCTGACGCGAGATAAAAAGGGAGAGGGAGCAGCCTCCTTTCGTCGGCTCTCCCTCTGACGCTTTTTTCGAGCTTTCGCTTTCCGCTTAGTCAACAATCACGAATTTTCCGCGGAAGGCCAGCCGACCGCCGCAGTACGTGTTCGAGCCCGAAGAAGCGTAGTTCGCGTTCGCATAAGCGAGACCGCTGTACGCATTCGAGTAGTTGCCAGACCGCAGAACACAGCGGCCTCTACTGCCCGGGAACCACACTCCGGCTCCATAGTGTGTAGTGTATTTGCTGGTGTCTGTCTGGTGCACCTTGCTTGGCAAGATGTCACACTTGGCACCATGCACAACTCTCACTACACAGTTGCCGTTGCTGTTCACACTCTGCACGGTTCGCTCCGTCTTCTTAATCGGGTCGAAGATGTGGAACACATAATCTACAGGATCTTCGTTCGTCTCCACGCAACGGTTCTTGTAGAACGTCTCGTAGCTCTTCACATTTCCTGCAATGTAGTCCATCCATTCACTGTCACAGCCCACATAGTGTTTGAGTCCCATGATAGAGTTCATGGAGTTGCCCACATACGATGTGTCCGCCATGCCGATGTCATCACGACTGTTCAGCGTACTGTCATGTGCGCCATTGCCAACTATGGACTGCTCGTCGGTCGTTCCATGGGTCGCCCACCACAGGTTACTGATTTCCTTGTGCTGCTCATAGTCTTGGAGCTGGAAGCCCTCTCCGCGCATGTGCGCACTATTCTGGAAATCCTTTGCTGTATAGTGTATTGTCCCGGTCGGCATTTCGGTCGGGTTACCGTCCGTGTCGTATGCCCATTCTGCAGAGGTCTGTGAAGTGCCGTCACCTTTCTTCGAACGTACAGCACCTGATATGCTGCGAGGTCGTTTCAGTCCGTCAATAGTGATGGGGTATGTTCCCACAAGGCTGTCGTACTCACCAATGGTGTGCTCAGTCCATTTTGGTTCTATTGCTTCTATATGCTCGCTGTCAACAGCAAGACACTTTATGTCGCCAATGTCACGATACGAAGTGAAGTATATCCACTTGGCACCGTTTGGCACATCGCAGAACACATAGCTACCGATTGAGAAGTCGAAGTAAGCGTGACTCACCATCATAATGAACTTGCCCACGATCTTGCCGTTTGCATCCGTAAAGACGGCACCAAGACGAGCGTGGTTAAGTCCCGGCCATCTTACCTGCTTCATGCCCTCAACGTCCATACGGTAGGCATTCGCATTGGCTGCTGTGGCAATAATATTATCGCCAACTGTCTCGCCAACTGTTGCCTCGTCAGCATACACGCCTGAATTTTCTGCATAGAGCAGCTCAGAAAGCAATGCCTCCTTGCGGTTGTTTACAGTCGATAACGGCTCTTTATCTGTAATTGAGTGAATGATATACTTTGCTTGGTTCTTGTAGTCGTTCACGCCCTTGTACCAATAATGAGGCAAGTGGTGGAAGATGTCAAAGCCTTCACCTGCGCTGTCGCCTACATCGAAGCTCTCACCATTGGCAAGTTTATTGAAGTCTGCATCGCTCAATTGCACACCCTCCATCTGTTTCAGTTTGGAGTTGTACGTACACTTGTAAGCATGGGTGTCCTGCAATATCTTAAGCGTATGGCCGCTTGCCACAAAGCTCTTATCGTAATCGGCTCCTGTCTGGTTCTCGGGGTTGCTGTATTTCTCGCAGAAGTCACCGCTCACCACATCGTCTATCTTTATGACAGAGAATTGCGAGTTTATAACTTCAAGGTTCGGGAAGTAACGCTTCAGCTCCGCAATCTCACTCTCCTCTGAAAGTAGGGTCAGGATCCATCTGCCTATCAGTCCGCTACACTGGCCGCTCTCGTCATAGTCTGCTCCGTTTGCGTCTATGCCTACGGCTCCATTGTTCTTGATGGCTCGCAGCAGCTCAACGCTTTCCGTAGCAGCAAGGCCGGCTATGCGTACACTCTTCAGCGCACTTGCCGTGGTTACCTCTCGCAGCAGCGTCATGGCATCTATCTTCGGGTTTCCGTCCAAAAACAGCTTCGTCACCTTAGCCATTCCGTCAATGGTCAGACCACCGGGGTAGGTCAGATTAGGAAGGTTCTTGAAGTACAGAGTCGTCATAGTACCGGGAAGGTGCAGCGTGTCTATTGGTGAACTCTCTGCAAGTGTGATAGACTTCAACAGACTGCCTTCCGCCAACACCTTTCTTAGGCGAGGACACAGCGAGGCATTCACGTCGGTTATCATCGTGTTCCTGATGTCAAGTTCCTCCAAGAAAGGCATCTGTCCTAAGTTCAGCGTACTCAGAATGTCCGTTGTATAGGCTGGGCTATATCCCTCACCACCTATAATGAGCTTCCTCAGCAAGGTCACTCGCTCAGCATCCAGTTTGAATTCTTAGGAGAACAGCCGCTGATGTCAAGCTCGCTTATCTTGTCTGCACCGAAGATGTAGATGAGCTTACCGCCTTCTCCTGCTGCCGTTTCAGTAAAGGTGTGGCTCTCGCCTTCCTTTAGATAGCAACTATACTTGGCTGATGAGGTGGAGTCCACGCCCATGGCGAAGTAACCGTCCTGCGCTGCCGTTATCTTCACCGTGATAGGTCCCATTACACGGTCTTGGAAGAAATGGCGGAACAGATCACCGGTCTGGAAGTAGCCGTCTCTGTAAGCGAAACGCTTGCGCTGGAAGGCTGGCAGACTCTCCAGTCGCAGACCATGCAAGGCAGGATAGTGGTTGTCAGCAGCGGTAGCTGTTTCTATATACTTGCGCTCTCCGTCAAATGAGCTTACTACCTTTGGCCATTTCAAGATACGGTCTATCATCCAATAGCGGTAGCAGCCATCGGTAGAGAAGATTTCAAGGCCGGCCTTGGTCTTTGTAGCACGCATCTTTGCCGCCGTGTCATGAAGAGTCAGCGTCTCCGTACCTGCATCATTAAGCCATACGCCTTCGCCTCTATCAAACAAGGCATAGCTCTGTTGGAACATTACGCCGTCCCATCCTTGATACAGATGGCTCGCTGCTCCGTCCATATCCCAAGGGATGGTCAGGTAGCAGTCATTGTCTGCCTCGTCACATGAGTCACCGTCATACCAGTGGTTGAAGTAATAGCGCATGCTGCCGTCGGTCTCCAAGTAAACAGCTATCATCATGTTCTTGGCTCGCTGGTCCACGGTGGCTTTATAGTCGCTCGCTACAACATAGCAGTGAGTTGAATATGGAGAGAAATACTTATGCATTTCCTGCTGCCATTTCTTCCTGCGGTTCTCCTTTGTGCCGGCAACGGTCTTGCCGCCAAGGGTAATGGTCGTGCTCGCCCCTGCTCCGTTGAACACCTTCTCGCTGCCATCGGGGTTCTTGGCGGCATTCTCTTCAGCATTGTCGGTCAAGTTTTGGTTACACTGCTGACAGAAGGCCAACTCTCTATACAGCTGGTACGGAACTTTCTTGCCCGATGCATACAAGTCGTTCAGGTCGTCGTCGTCGGGATAGCGCACCTCGTAGTATGTGCTCCACACTGGCACATCGCCACTATCGGTTTTCAGCGTCTTCAGCATATCGTCCACACTGTTCACTCCCTGCTGCCAACAGAACTCTTGATACTGTCTGTACTCGTAGCACTCCACAGGGTTCAGCACGCGACCTTGCACGCTCCATTTCTTAGTGGCATTGTCATAAGTCATGGTGCCTGTGGTGTCCTTCCATGCTCCTCCTTTATACTGCACATACTTTCCGTCCGATGTCTTGTAGGCTGTTCCCCAGTCGTAGTTCTTAACATCGTCTGCCTGTACCTCGGAGAGTGTTTTATCGAGCACATGGCTGTCTTCCACGACCACCTCACCTATCTCTGTCATTTTTCCCGTGCCGTCGTTCTCGATGAAGCGTGTTTCAGGACCGCAGAACTCACTCAGCATATACAGCGTGCCGGGTATCAATGAGCTGGTATCTGCAAGCACACTTGCCTTGAAGGTGTCAATAGCAGTGTCTCTCGGAGCTACCATCTCCTTGAAGTCGCCATAGTTCACACAGCCGTCATTATATCCCTTCACATTCTCAAACCCGAAGAAGTGGGGGTTGCCCTTGTCGGCATTGAAGTTGGCTTTCGAGTGGAAGTAGGCGTTCTCGGGTAGTGTTGCTGCCTGTGGTCCCTTATCCTGACCTATGCGGTAGTCGGTGCGGAACAGTGCGCATGTCACACCGTCAATGCTCGTATGCAGCTCTTCGCTCTTGTCGGTGTTGTGTCGCTGTGCAGGGGTCATGTAGTCGCTGCCAAGGGCTATCTGTGTGTCGTTCATCAGCTCCATCAGAGCGCAGTTGTTGGCACCAGCAGAGTCTGAGTAGTCCACCTTGATAGTGATAGTCTGAACTGCAGAACTACCTTCCTTCACGCGGATTTTCTTCTTCTTCGCAAGAGCTGCTGCATCATCATACTTGGCAAGAATGGCTTCATCACCATTGTACATCTCGCTGATCTGTTCTCTTGTGTAGAGCATTCTAATCCTCTTCGCCTTCTTGAACTTGCCCTTCTTGTTCTTGACATCGTAGGCAAGCGTAGAGGTTCCTTGGTTGGTAGTCGGAACAGCTTCAATAATGCAGTTTGCCCACGGACGGTCGGGGAAATAAATATGCCAGTCCATCAAAACGGACGTTTTCTTATCCCTCAAACCTTCAATGTAGTCGGGATAGTATATCTCGCTGTCCGTTACCGCGCCACCGTCTTTGCTAAGGTTCTTGTCCGAAGTGCGCGTCATTGCCACAACCATGATACCGCGGTCTAACAACTTCTGCATGTCGGGGCGTGGTTTCGTCGTGCCCTCGGCTGTAACATCGCTCATCACTTGGTTCTGCTCATACTCGGTCAGCATGGCAGTCGTGTCTGTGAGGTTCACGATGTAGTTGTTGAACGCCTGAATGAAGTCATAGTAGGTGTTCCAGCGTACCACCTCATACAGATAGAGATCGGCATCCGTTCCGTCGAAGTGTATCATGTCCGCAATGTTGGGGAAGCCACTTACAGTACTGATGGGAACACACGCTGCTGCATCACCGTTCTGGAACACCTTGCACAGCATCACACCGCTATAGGGTGCTCTGGCTTGTGGCTCTATCACGATGTCTATGCGATATACGGTGTCGTCAAGGTAGGAGGTGGCGGCGGTTGTCTGAACGTCTTTCAAAGCCTCATCGCTATCACCTGCGGTGGTCACAATGAATTTCTCTCCGGTAAGCACAAAACCCAATCGCTCGCCCATACACCACATAATCTTTGCATTACGTTTGGCAATGTTCTTAACCTTGAATGTAAAGCTTAGTGCCATACCGTTGGTGGGTATGTCCTTGCTTGCCAATGGTGTGTCGCTACATGCTGCCGTCACGTTCTCAGCCACACGTAGTGCCATTCTGCCGTCTGCTTTTTCTGTACCGAAGTTGTCTGCGACAAAACCGTTGCTCGACCAGTTGCTGCCGTTTACCTTCACTTCCACCATGCTGCCGTCTGAGCAGGTGGCTTTGATACTCTTGTCGATGTCGTCGTTACTTCTGCCGGCAAAGTTCAATTTGTAGTATGCGCCTTCGGTCTCACTGATGGCAAGCATACTGCCGTCAATAACAACTTTTAGTTGCTCCGCCAGATGTACCTCGCCACACGTTGCGTCGAAGATCAATGTGTCACCGTCGTTATAACCCACAATACGTTTCTCTATCGAGTAGTAACTGCTGCGGTTCATAACCTTGTTGGCAATCGTTTCTGTCTCGTCAGTGGTCTCGTTCTTCACCTTCACCTCTACATTTGGGTTAGCGTTGTCTCGCTGATAACAGGCGATGTCAAAACTAACGGTCTTGAAAAGCTTTGTCTTGCCGTCGCTGTCGTCATACCATCGTGCCACAACGATGGGCTTCATGTAGTCGCTCACACTCTCGCGCTGCTCTATCACCATGACTGCGGTATGCAGCGTGTTACCTTGCAGTCCTGATGCTACGTCCTGCCCTTGTATGCGCAGAGGATATGCGCCGTGGCCCATGCCTTGTGGGTCGATGGTCACATTATGGGTATAGGTGTCCTTTACCAATACATTCTCCAGCGTCTCCCAAACTCCATTGCGGAATATCTCGATTTTCGTCTGGATACCCTTGTCTGAGGCATTGTTTGGGAAACGATACATGGGGATGCTTACCTTCTGACCGCCCACCTGCAATGTGGTGCTCTTCGTATAGCTCAGTGTCTGGCTGCTCTCTACGGTCACATCAACGGCTATCATTTCCACGTTTCTCGTGGCTGTCTTGCCGGTGGCATCGGTGGCTACGGCTTGCAGCTCTACGCTGCCAGCACTGGCTGCAATGGTACTTAGGTCAAACTCGAAGGTGTACGACTTCAACGACGAACTGCTTGCCTGATTGGGCTTGAATGAGGCTACGGTGGTCTTGGTCGTGCGATTGATAAACACCACACTCTGTATCTTGTTGTCCTGCGATGATCCATCGGATAGCTGGGTCACACTACGGATGGCGGCTTTCAGTATGGCTGTGCCTCCTGCACGAACATAGAAGGGGTCGTCCTTAAAGTTGATGGCAAGTGTAGTTCCTCCGCCGCCACCAGTGCCAGTGCCTACGCTGAACTGGGCTTCCGACAGGGTGTCGCCAGCCTTGTTTTTTAGCTTCAGTGATACGCTGCCTTCTTCCTCTGTAGCCTCTATCTCCGTAGGTACGACCTTATACGCTCCTCCTGTAGAGAAAGCGTCTGTACCGCCAGCTTCCATCGTGTCGCTCGCCACAAGTTTGCTGCCGCCGCCGAAGTCCTGCCAAAGCCCGGCCTCGTAGAAGTCCGCAATGGAGTCGCCTTGATACTGTTTGGTCTCTACCTTATTGGCTTCCGTCGTGTAACTTATCACCAAACCGCGCTTCTGATAGTTCACACTTGTTGTCTCTTGATAGGTTTTCAGAGCTGCAAGTGCGGTGCCAAGGGTGTAGAAACCTGTAGGAAGAGGGGCTATGATGTCGATGTCTATCATCGACTCTGACCCCTGCACCATCGAACCGAAGTCTTTCCAGTTCTCTGTGTCATACCAATTGTTGTCCTCCGTGTTGGCTCCGATATACTGGTAGGTCTTCCACGTGCCTTTCTTCAACGCGAAGGTTATCATCAAGCCTACTGCTGCCTTGCCGTTTTCCTTCGCTGCGTGAACAGCGGAATTGGCCGTATCGTCGGTATCACACAACACATAGTAGTGTCCTCCCTGCTCCACCGTCGGGTTGTATATGCTGGCAGAGCTGCCGCTGCCGCCAATCTTCTGCATCTTCTTATCGACGATACGGAACAACTGGTCTGCACAACAATAGATATGGTCCGCACGTCCTACGCTGTCGGTGTTATACATTTCTTCCGGATAACCGTATGTCTCTGTACTAACACCTCCGAACTCACGGAAGCACCACTCTCCTTCGTAGTCCAAACTTGGAGCATACCACAAACCACGACTCGGTGCCTTGCCGGTACCGTCCCACACTCCATCAAAGCGAAGAATGTTTATACCCTCAATGCGTATGTTCGCTGTCTGGAGTGTGCTATTTAGCTCGGCTCCCTCGTCACCGGGATATGCAGTGCCGCTGGTATGGCCCAATGCCAAGTCCGAACCTATTGCAACAAGCGTGCTGCCTCTCCAATGATAAGTCTTGTTGGCTGTAACGTCTATGTAAATCTTGCCGCTGTGTGGCACACGGCCTTTCAAAGTACCCTTGCCGTAATGGTCACCGTCTATCCAGTTGTTGTAGTAAGTGATGGTCGGGCGCAAGTCATCTTCCGTTTTCGATGGCTGCGTGTATTTCAGCACAAAAGCACCAGCGTCTTTGCTGAAAACAACGCTACAGTTTTCGTCCGTTGAGTACTTGTTTAACGACATCATCTGCGAAGTGATGTCATTGAAAATGCCGTTGAACTCAAGCACATCGTCCACATAGTCGGGCAGATACTGCGAAGGTATCTGGTTCTGTTCGTCCAACGGCGCAAGTCCGTTGGGCTGTCCTTTGGTGTTCTTGAATGATGTGAGGTCTTTCTGCACACCGCTGATGCTGCTCGCAAGTTCGGTCTTGTTGTCGCTTACAGTCTTCTTCAGTGTGTTGATGTCGCTCTGAGCTGTGCCCATCTTTGTGTTGAGGGTGTTGATGCTCTCGCCTTGCGTGGTCTGTGTAGAACGTAGGCTGCGCACGTCTTCCTTGTTCTGGTTAACGTCCACCTTCACGGCTTCGAGGTCGGCTGTCATTCCCTCCACGGCTTCCATGTACTCGGTGCTATCAACCGTAGGATTACCCTTCAGCAGCGGATTACCATTGCTGTCAACTTGCGCTACCCATGTACCACCGTCAGCTACATAGAGCTGGCCAAGATGATCTGACGCTGCACTGCCTTCTACGGTCACCAACGCCCACCATCCTTCATGAGGATTAGGGTAAGCCTCGCGTAGCTGTGCCGCCGTTTTGAACAGGCCTTTGTTCGGGCCTTTTATGTTCTTGGCTTCAAGCCAGCCGTCAACGATCAGATTGTGGCCGACCTTTGCCGAACCGCGTATGGTGGCCTTGCCGCCGATGTTAACGTCACGACCAACCGCAACGTCACCATCTATCTGTTTTGTTGGTATTGAACTCATTATTCAAAAATGCTTTTTGCCAAGGTGTTCATTGCGGCTGCTTGCTCGCTCGCACCATAGGCGGTTAATACTAATGCAGCCGTAGTATAGACCACGGCTGTGTAACAACGCTCGCTGATGTCTATGCCGTCCTCCTCGTCTATGCTCGGATAAGGAATGTATGAGGCACGTTTCACGTAGGCTTCTTCACTGTTGCAACTGTAGAACTCCAACACCTTGCCCTCGGCACGGTTCACTACGGCACACACCGGCTTCTGAACATTGCCGCGAATACCCTTGTATCTTGACGATTGCAGGTCATACAATGGGTCGTCTGCTGATATGGCCATATAGCAGGTGCGTTCCCAGTCGCTCATGCGAAAGGCTACAAGACGCATGAAATCATCGGGCAGCAGAGTCCAACCGCTTCCGTTACTCTCCCAGTAGATGGCATCACCAAATACGTGACCTTCTTCCAAGTAGTGAACGGGAGCGGACGACTCTACACGCCGAACGGCTTCCACTATCTTTGAGCGGATGATGTCATTCAACGATAAGGTGTCAATGTCCTCATCGCTGATGAGCTGCTCGCTTGTCTTGTTCTCGTCAATGGCAATGCGCACGTCACGCTCCACGACTTCGATTTTGTACACCATACCGTTGCTGTGATTACTCGGTTACAAAAGTGATTTTAACGCCATAGGTTTCACCTACAGCTATAATTTCTGCACGAGTTCTCATCGTACCACTCTTCACGCCAAACGTCTTTGTAAGATAGTCCTTGGCTTCTTGGTTGGTACTGAACTCAACTTCTGTAAGACCACGTTCGTCCCCGATAGGCTCGATGCCTGTCTCTGGTGTAGGCGTTTCTACATCACCTGTCGGCTTCACTGTTTCTGTCTTAGTTTCTTCTGACAAATGCTCATTCGCCTGTTCGTCACTGTCAGGAACAGACTTATGGGTAGCAATTCGCATGTGGGTACCGGGCAGTACTTGACGCATTACGAGACTGATAAAACCACTCTTGTATTCCTTTGAGTTCTCAATTACAAACTGTGTAATTGGGTCTTTGGTCACCATGTATGCAGGTTGTGAACCACTTGGAGAAGACGTGCCACCAACGAACGACAAGTTCGCCTCAATGGTGCCGGCCTTAACTTTACCGTGCCATTCCGTGAGACCATATACTCCGTATGTTTTAATTTCCATGTTATATTGTTTTATTAAAAATGGGGACGGATTGACTTAAAGCGCATCCACCCCCATAATTAGCGTTGACAAAAAAGTTACTCAGCTGAAATAGGACCGTAGAAACGAACCCACTTCTTCTCGTTCTCGCCTGTCGCATTGTACTTGAATGCGTCACCTGCACTCACTGTAATAGTGGCAGTGCCTGACTTGATGTTCATGCCGTAAGCGAAAACGTAAATTACGCCATCTTCGAGATCAGCTTCGGTTGGAGCAGTGTCACTACTCCACAAGCGGAACTCGTCAGCTGCAGGAGCAGTGTCGTCATCGTCATCGTCACCATCAACCCAGATGTGACAGTTGCCCTTCAAACCAAGAGCGTCACTGACGAGAACGCCATTGCGTGTTGCCTCCTCACCTTCAACGTCCTCTGTGTAGCTGCTCTCGCCACGACGTACATAGTGTACCAAACGGTCTTCACCCATAATGATACCGCTGTTCTCGTAGCCGCAATCATTGAACGTAGGCTCAATCTTAATCTGAAGCTCACCGAAGATGCAGTACAGACGTGTCACCTTCCAACCAAGTCTCTCATTGGTGAAAGGCTCCATCGTAACCTCTGGGTGCTTGCTCCAGTCAATGAGCTGCAAACTCTGGCCAAGGTTGTTACCAACGAGGAAGAGACCGGACTTAGGCTTGTCTGCACCACCGTAATATAGCTTGATGAGAGACATTACATCCTCAAATGTCCACTTGCCACGATGCTTCACCTCACGCTTCACCTGCCAACGAACACCATTGGTTGTATAGTCCCACTGGTCGTCACCCATGCTCGAACGTACAAGCATCTTGTTCTGCTGAGAAATGAGAAGCGTACGGTTGCCGGCAGCCTTGAACTCACGCAACTGGGCCTCTGCCTTGACAGCCTCATCGTAAGGTATCTCCATGTTCTGGTCGGCAAGATACTTTGATACGATGCTTGTCATACCTCGCTTCTGCAAGTACAAGTCGTCTGGAGAAGGAATGACAGTATTGGGGTCAACCCACTTCTGAGTCTCATACATGGCATTAGCCATACGTACTAACTTCGTACCTGCTGCTATGATATTGGTGTTGCTTGCTGTTGGAGAGGTTGCTGTTGGAAGACTGCCATACTGGTCTGTCGCAGCCTGCTTAACACCGTTGGTTGCTATACAGGTGATTGTGTCGTCGTTGTTCACGCTCTTTACAAAGAGCTGGATGGGACGACGGCTCTTGACATTGGTACCACCGATAAAGTCGTAGCCTTTGACTCCCTTGACCATAAGAGTGTCGTATGCTCGAACTTTCTTCTGGTCGGCATTGACTAACGTGATAGTGTTGCCGTTGACAGATGCGACCGTAACGATTGGTGTGCCTTGGTCAATTGCATAGTGCTTTACTTCCATGCTATGAACGTTCACGGACTTTGCCATCAGCATAAGCTGCATCAAAGAGTTCTGATCACGTTCAAACATGAAAATTCGTTTGTCAACTTCGGGCATTACAAGTTCGCCCATACCTCCTGATGCGTTCTCTACTCCGCTGACGGTAGTAGGCGCACCCCCTAACTGTGTCTGAAGACCAGCGGAACCAGCACTTGGAGTAAGTTCAGGACTATCTGGCGTGTTTGCACTGCCAGAGTTCTGTTGCTGGGTTGTTGTTACTTCTGCGCTCATTTTAATTTGTTTTTATTTGTTATTGTTATATTTCGTTTTAGCCGGTACCTTGACAATGCTTTTCTTCACAAAGCCTTCGTTATGTATAGCTTTGCTTGCTTCCATTAACGCACTTACAGTGGTACAGGCACCACCGATATGTGTCCGCAATCCTGCACTTCCTTGTGAGGGTTCACGTGGCTTTGTATTTGGAAATTCTACACTAATGCTCATTACGTATTATTTTGCAGCATTTGCAAAGTCGAAGATGTCCATGTTTCTCTTGTTCTTGGGCGCACCGCCATTCTTGCCGTTCAGTGGTGCTGTGCCGTCGCCCTTGTCTCGCTTGCGCAAGCCTTCCACAATCTTGTCGTTACGTCCGGCGACACGTCCCTCTTCACTTGCTGAGGCCACATCACTGTCATGGTTGATGGCATTCACGAACATTGCAAGAGTCTCTTTTGAGAATTTGCCCATAACACCGTCACGAACCACGGTCAAAACGGCATCCACTACAGCGTCAATCTGTTCGTCGCTCATGCCACGCTCTTCTTGGAACTGACGAAGGGTTTCAAGACTTGCGTCCATGTTCTTCTCATATTCCTCGTCAAGCTGTCTTGACTTGGCTACACGCTCCACATAGTCCTTGTTGGCCTCGGCTATCTTCTCCTGCATTTCAGGATCGTCAAGTACGTCCTGTATTTCTATGCCGAAGTTTTTTACAAGCCCGACGTATGGGTCGTTGCCATTGTGCATATCAGCAAGGAACTGCGCACTTCTCGGGTCAGCGGCAAACATGTCGGACATGGCCTTTTCCCTGTCCTTGTAGCCGCTAAGGTCTTGCTCGTATTGGTCGTAATCGTCGGAAATCTGACCGTAAATCTCTTCATCATCCTCGAACTTCTTGTCGGGATATTTCTTTCGCAGCCGTTCCAACTGTTGGTCGCGTCTGCTCTTAACTCCGTTGTTATCAGCCATTATCTTCAAAATCTTTAGAATGTGTCATATTCATTTGCAAAAATACCTATATAAGATGTGGACTGACTTTTAACTTTTGTGACCTCGTTTCTGTAACTTTGAAGAAACAATCGGGCACTTTTATGAAATACTTTGGCAGCATTCTTGAATTTACACGCGAACGTAATAACGACCTCATGAGGGCATATCGGGAGAAACTCGCAGAGGCTTCCATCATCGTGATGCCGGTCATCTTCGAACTTGTCGCTCAGTCTCCGGCTTCTCGCTTTTGGGTGAGCGAGGAGAGGGCTGCTATTGTCATTTCGGCAATGGCAGCAGGAAAGCCGATGCCAAGGATGAGGAGTAACAAGCGTGAAATGTTTGAGGAGATTTACCGAAGGTTCGTTATTCTACGTGAGAAACAGCCCGACAAATCGGTGTACGAACTTGTGACGAAAATCGTAAATCAACCTGCACCGAAATTCTATCTCACGCCTCGTACAGTGGGCGAATTTATTTACCGAATAAAGAATGGATGGTATGACAACCAATATGATAGATACAGAGATTGCACGCTTACTCGCTGAAAACGACCGGCGAAATGAGGTGATGTTCGCTCACTTCGACCCGGTCACGGGTGAAGGGTCCATAGGGGAACGTGTGCGAGTGTGTATCTCTGACTTTGCCATACCCGTCCAATGGCTCCCTGTAGAGATGATGAAAATACAAATGGTGAAGAAACTTGTCAAGGCTGGGTCTATCGACAAGTTTCTTTCGTCTGTTCTCCATGTTGAGCCAAACGATGATGATTACATCAAGGTCTCGCGTAAGTTCATACGACTACGCTTCAAACACGACTTCCCTTTCTGGGCGGCTACGCTCGTCTATATCCACAACAAGAAGGCTGGTAAGGACGTGTTGTTCCGGCTTTACTATCCGCAGCGTATTTTGGTGTCTCGTTTTGAGGCGAAGAGAAAAGCTCGTCTCCCTATACGACTAATATTGTTGAAGGCTCGACAGTGGGGTGGTTCTACTACAACACAGCTCTACATGGCATGGCTTCAGTTCAACCATCGAAAGGGACTAAACTCACTCATCATTGCACATCAAGGAGCGGCTTCTGACGAAATCAAGGATATGTTCGACCTCATGATTGACAGATACCCGGTAGAGTTCCTGCACAAACTTGGAGAGGCATATTCCGAGAACGAGCCGAAGTTAGTTGGTGTTGGTAAGTCTGGTTCCACTCATCGCGTACCGCAACGCAACTGCAAGATTAAGGTCGGCACTGCCGAGCGTCCTAATGGATGTCGTGGCGGTGCCTATTCTCTTGTGCATTTGTCAGAGGTCGGTTTGTGGCAAAAGACAGAAGGCAAGTCACCGCAGGACATCGTACGTTCGGCATGTTCCGGTATTCTTTTGGAACCATTCACGATGATCGTAATGGAGAGTACACCGAATGGAACAGGAAACTTCTTCCACACAGAATATACAGCTGCTGCAGATCCTACAATCAAATCACAATATGAAGCTCTTTTTATATCGTGGTTTCAGATTGAGCAGTATTCCAAGCAGTTCGCTTCTGCTGACGAAATGCGTGAATTTGCACAATGGCTGTACGAAAATAGAGAGAATGCCTATGTGCCGTCAAATCGTGAGGAGTCCGGACGCTACCTTTGGTCGTTATGGGAGAAAGGGGCTACACTGGAGGCCATCAACTGGTATATAGAGGAGCGTGCAGGTAAGGACGACTTTGCTGTAATGGCTTCCGAGTTCCCTTCTGATGATGTAGAGGCTTTCGTTCATTCTGGTTCTATGGTGTTCGACAAATACCGTGTCAAGAAGTTCGAGCGGTTCTGCAAGCAGCCTCAGTATATCGGTGAGGTATATGCTGATGGAGACGAAGGAGAGGATGCACTTTCCAATCTCCGTTTCCGTGCAGACAGGCAAGGATTGCTTTCTATATGGGCAATGCCTGAAACATTCGAAGGCTACGAAGTTGTCAACCGTTATCTTACCGTTGTCGATGTGGGTGGACGTTCCAATAAAGCTGACTGGTCTGTTATCGTGGTATTCGACAGGCTTAGTATGATTGATGGTAGCGAGCCGCCGTCTGTGGTGGCTCAGTGGTACGGACATTGCGACATAGACCAACTCGCTTGGCGTGCAGCACAGATAGCGGCGTTCTACGACAATTCTCTTCTGGTCATTGAGTCTAACACGTTGGAGACTCACGACAAGGAGCGTCAGGTGGAAGGTGGCGACCAGTCGCAATATATACTCAATCAGATTTCAGACATCTACCCGAACTTGTATGCACGCAAGCAGTCGGAGGATGAAATAAGGGAGGGCGCACCGCGTAAATATGGCTTCCATACCAATGTGTCAACAAAGCCGATGATTATCTCTACCCTCATCAAGGTGGTACGCGACCGACTCTATATCGAGCGCGACAAACGCTGTCTGGATGAATACAACACCTATGAGCGAAAACAGAACGGTGCGTATGGTGCTATTACTGGCAAGCATGACGACTTGCTTATGACACGTGCAATAGGTCTGCATATCTGCTTCAGGGAAATGGATATGCCTGAATGGGTGCCTATCCCCGTTTCCGAGGCTTCCATCTGATAGTTTTATTAAGACGCTTGTAGCATCTGCTGTGCCTGTTGCATGGCAGATGCGTTTGTGTTTTGCTGAACCTGCTGCGCAAGTTCCGGAGAAATGCCATCCGGCACCTTGCCTTGTTCCAGCTGTTCCCTTTGCGACTTGATGCTCTGCAGCAACTCGTCGGCAAATGGAAAGTCGCCGTGTTCCAACAGCTGCTCCACGCTGATAGCGTTCTTTTCCCACAACTGCATAAGCATGTCGTTGGTTAGAGCGCGGTATGCTGGGGTTGCTGTGCTCTCCACAATCGAAAGGTCAAACTCTACGTCGCGTATCTTCTTCGGGTCGTACTCCACAATGGTAGAGTTCTTTCCTGCAATGTTGAATACACGTGGCGTGTCGTAAAACTGCTGAATGTTCTTCACGTCCTTATACGCACCTTCTTTTACGAAAGAAGAGAACGTGTCGAGCAAATCAAGCAGAGACGTTGAGGCGTTCTGTGCCTGTTGATTGTACAGACTGGCCGACATACCCGAATAACCGGGCTTGCCTTGCAATGCGCCGTTAACGCCGGATATGTCTTCGAAGAACTTCAACTGCATGCTCAGCAACTCTGAGATGCCTATCTGTGTGCAGTTGTTGGCTATCTGCTGAGGCAATGGCGTTCCGGCCTTCGGTGTCCTGATCATGATGATGCCGTTGAAGCGTGCCCATTCGTCGGCAACGTCGTCCATTGACATTCCCTTCGGTAAGCAGTCTTCCGGGAACAACAGTACACCTTTTGCCGAAGCTCGCATAATCCAGTCGTACATCGTAATCAAACGGTTTGTGTATCGCTGCTGGTCTATTACATTGCTGACAAAGCTATGTATCTCACCGTCGATGAACGGATATGCTTTGAACACATACGGATGGCTCTTGTGCTCGTATGGGGTTTCGCCTTCTTCCAGAATGTCACCAAACGGAGTGAGCATGTAATAATACCAGTAGCTATCCATAAACCACTCCCAACGGATAAGCGGCACATCGCTCTCGTCCATACCAAGCTCACGGGCCTCTTGTAAACGCTTGTTGTTTTCGTCTGTTACAAGGGCTTGGAAATCCTCAATGTCTATCTTGAACACATCGCCGTTGTTTACGTCATGGCAGCGGACACGTGGTTTGCTTTCCTTCCTCCACACTTCTATTACACGACAACGTGTCACATCATACGGAACAAAAAAATCAAAGTTGCCCTGCAAAGGATGGCCAAAATGATTAAACGTAGCACTGAGATACGATTTGTCTTTGGCAAACTTGTATATCTCGGCCAGACGGTTGTAATCGTTTCCGTCCTTGGCAAAGCGTCCGCACAGTTCCTCAAACGATATGTCATGCACCTCGCCCACACAACTGCAATCCCAACCTCGAAAATCCCTCATGTTGTTATCGATGAAGAAGTTGTTGGGCTGTACATAGTCAGTCCAACAGTCCAGCTTGTTTTCTCGCCAGCCATACCACTTACGCTGCACGACAAAGCCCGATATAAGGAACTCCTCCATACATCGTGCGTTTATCTCTGTCATGCGGTTCAGCTGCATGTTGCATTGCAACACGGTACTCATCGTCTCGCCATAACGCTGCTCGTCGCGGTCTCGTGCCGTACAAGTTGGTTCCTTGGCTTGACTGCGGTATATACCAAGTACAGCTTGTACCATACGACGAATGAGGTTGTTCTTCAAGGGTACATTACCTTGCTTCTTGATGAGTTCCTCTTCGCGTATTTTCCGACCATTCACACAAACGTAGTCATCCCACTGCCGTCCGTAGGTGTAGTTCTTGTTACGTTCACGGTCTCTGCGGAACGTATCCATAGCAAGCCAATACTGCTGGGCTTGCCACAATACCTCAAATGCACGGTTACCGCCCAACGTGTGCTTGGCTGTAGCTACGCTGTCCATTCCTTCATGAGGCATGACAGCACTCGCCTTATGTAATTTTCTTCTTGCCATATTTTTATAATTTGGGACGGTGCAAAGGTAATTCCTTACACCGTCCTTTGTTGTTTAACTATTGTTGCTTACCATTTCGAATATTGTTCACAGCGTCAACAAGTTCTTTCTTCTTCTCGTTGAGTTCGGCTTCAAGCCCCTTGCGCTCCTCATCAGAGGCTGCGGCTTTCAACTCCTCGTTAATATCGTCAATGTCTCCCGAATAATCTTCGTACGTTTCCAATATGCGATACTCGGGCGAGTTGTTCAACCACGCTATCTTTTCCGCATAATCAAACACTCCGTCTGCCGTGTCGTTCTCATAATGGTTCAACCTCGTACGCAATTTCTCGCTTTCTTCCTTTATTCTGAAATACTCATTATTAACGGCTCTGTATTCTGTACGTTCGTCACCGTTTTTCACAAGTCTGTTCAGCAAGAGGAAACTGCGAGGATCATACTCTCGATCGCCAATGACGGTTTCACCCATTTTCGTGAGCCTATCAATGGTTGACGATACACCACCGAAGATGCCGTTCAGCAAATATTCCACCTGCGCAGGGTTGATGTCAATCTTGCCACTTGTGTAGGCATCACCACCGGTGGCCTCATTCAGTGCCTTTGACAACCCAACCAAGTATTTGTTGGCACTCTTGTACGCCTTAGTCCATTCGGGCATATCCTTGTTGAAAGGAGTGTCCTTGTAGATTGGCATACCTGTCCAACTCTCATTGCCAATCACTTCGGCAATAGGTTTTATCGCACTCGGAACGAATGCCTTGAAACCACCGCTACCTTCCATAATGTCGATTGGCAACATCTGGCTAACTTGGCTTGCCATTTGGTGTGCGAGTTCCCCTGCAGTGTAATGTTCCTTACCGTTCATCGCGCTCACCATCAACTCGCCCATGCCGTACATTGCGCGATACTCAACTGGCAACGGCATGCTTATCCACGACTTGTCCATGCCGGGTAAACGGAACACCACATTGCTCCTGCGTACATATTCGGGTAGGTTGAAGTAGTCGTCCTTGTCATCCTTGTCGTCGTCTCCGTCACCACCGCCAATGCTCGCCATCAATGCACCAAGCAGGAACATTGCGGCGGCTCCTGCAATGGCTTTCTTCGGATGCCGTTTGAACTGCCGACCGAAATTAGTAGAACCTTGGAGGGCTGCGTTCCAGAACACATAAAAACTGCGACCAAGCCCTGAAGTAAATGCAGCTACATTACCTATTCCTGTTTGTCCGTTTGTCTTCCAAAACTTTGCGCCACTGCCTTTCTTGTTGAAGTTCACACTTATCTCCTTGGCATCGTACACGCTGCGGTCTATCGTGCGTCCCAACTGACGTGAGGTCATAAAGGCGGCAAAGCGTGCGCAATTCTCCACGGCACGGTTGTACTCGTCAAGACGCTCGCCTAACAAGTCCCAAGCCTTTCTGATTGGCATCTGTCCGTTGCTCTTCTTCAACTCACGCTTGATGTCATTCTTACGCTGTTCGATGTCACGGATGTTGGCATAACCTGTCTCACCACCATTCATCATGAACAGATGGAACATCTTCTCCGTTTCATCGTTCAAGTCGAGTGTACCATTGCGCAACTTGGCAAGAAGTACCTTCATCTTCGCTGGATTGACCTTTGCAACATTTTTGTGGAAACGCCAAGCATAGTTCGGACTTTCCTTTACCCACACCATAGTGTTGGCATACATCATGTCGCGCATAAAGTTCGAAACAACGAAGTCTGGGTTACGTGTGGTGTAAAATGCCGACAACTGACGATTTATGGTCTCACCTAATCGCATGATTGCACCTATTGCACCTGACACGTCATTGTCTGGGTTGGTCTGTCCGTTCAACGCCTGTGCAGCTCTCGGATTGCCGTTGATGGTGAGTATGATGTCGCGGCCGTTTCTCTTCACCAAAACTTGGTGCTGTCGAAGGTCACGGCTCTCCACAACGCGGTACGGAATAGCAGGATTGTCCTTCTGCTTTCTGAAGTGTGCAGGGTCGTTCTTCGCGGCTTGTTGCATCGCATATTCAAAGTCTCGCATCTTGCGCTCCACCTCAGCAGGACTGTCATCTTCCTCAATGCGTTCCGTCCCTTGCAGGTCGCCAGAGTTGATAGGTTGCCACTCGTCTGCAACGTCATTGTGCCATAGCCACAGGTCGCTCACGCTCACAAGGTTACTCGGATGGTTCAGCGCGAAATTCAAGAACTTCTGCTTCACCAAAGTATTACGGTTACCCTGCATTATCGCGCTTTCAGCCATAGCCTCCATATTGGCAAACGGGTCGTCAGCCTTACTCTTGCGTCCCTTGGCGGTCTTGATTGGAGCATTAAATGCGCTGTGCTTGTCCGTCAAGTATGCATACGCCTCATCGCTCGTCTTGTCGTCAAAGCCACGCAGAGGAATATAATTCTCATACATTCCGCTGATGTCGTCGTAGGTCGCCTTGTTAATAAGTCCGCTTTCGTAGGTTTTCTGCAATGTGGCTTTCGTTACGGCATTCACCTTGTCCCACAAGCCATCAACCCAATGGTCTCTTTCGTAGTCGGATACCATTTGTTGCGCCTCTGTTTCCGCATCAAGCACATTGTCCATTCCAGTCAAAGCGGTCAGTCCTGCATAGTCTCGTTCGCGATTTATCAAGTAAAGTTCTTCTTCACGATCTTGCATTCGCTGCTTTACGTCTTCAAAAGCATCAATCGCATCTTGGTCTAACGGATCATTGTCAACAGCCTGCTGAGCAGCAAGAACTTCTGCAAAGAACTCCGAGCGAGCGTCCTTCTCCGCAGCCCTCCGCGCCATTACCTCGTTACGCTCCAATCCGTGCTTGGCCATCATATAGTCTGTCAACTCAGCACGCTCGTCCGCTGTCTTGGCAAGTTTCGCCACCTCCTCAAGCATTGGCTTGAACAATGTCTGCGCAAATGCGGTACACTCTGCTTGGTTCACAGAAGAAAGGCGATTTTCACCAAGATAGGCATTCTCATACCCTGCCACATCCTCGATATATGTCTTGCCATTACCCTCTGCTTTGAGTATCGCGTCCATAGCCTCTTTCAGTCCGAGCATACTGTCTTGCAGTGCCTCTTGCATCTGGTACATTCCACGACTTACACGCTGCTCATATATGTCACGTGCCATCGCCTTGTTGTACTCCACACTGTCACCGTCGCGGAACATAATGCCCTCATCTGCAACATTTTCGTCAGAAACTTTGGGATTTACAAAATCTTTGACTACCTTTGTCGCAGTATCAAGGACTTGCTTGTCTATTTCCTGCTGAACCGGTTGTGACGCTGAGGAGAGATAAGCGAGTCCTTTTTCTTTATCTACCCACTTCAATGTCTTGTTATTTGCAATCGGCTCTACAATATTTTTGAACTCCCTGCCGTGGAACGAACGCACATCATTCACTTCGAGATATTCCGCACCCTGCTGTATCTGTCTCTTCAATTCAATAGCCACACACACATTTTTGCCATTGCGGTCTCTCATGTCTGTAAGCACACCAATTGTGTCCTCGCTACGTTGGAACACGAATATAGGCGAAGACAAGTGTTGCGGCATATTCATTATGGCAGATACATCTACTTCATGCTTCTTCTCTGAACCTTTCTTTATTACACGCTGACGCATAACAATAGGCAAGTTTGGGAGGAATGTACGCATTACTCCTTGTGGTCTGCCAAGATGCAGCATCTCATTCTTATCCATTTCGCCATTCTGATAGCGTGTAAGTTCATTGTTGAAACGCTCGTTAGCAGTCTGTTGTTCACGCTTACCATCACTGAACTTAGTATCACCGAAACCTGTCTTCCTGCGCATAACCTCAGTATCAGCGGCATCGAACACAGTAGGCTTACCACCATTCTTCTTACGCTTGTAAGCTTCATGCAGCACAAATGCCCAGTCCTTATCCCCCCACTTTCTTCTGCCGGGGATTTTCAATCCATCCAACAATTTTTGTAGAGCCTTTTGGAGCATGGCTTTCAACTTACCCCAGAAGGTAAGTTCCTCAGCACTCATCTGCTCAAAGCCTTTTTCACCAATACGTCCTGCAAGGTCGGCACCATATTCCTCGGTGGCATCACGCTTGAACTGTTCGCGTTTCTTGCTCGCCTCGGCATGTGCCTCAGCCATGTCAGCATAGTATGAAGCGTTTGCATCCTCGCCCTTTGCCTCATGCTCTTTGCGCTTCTTCTCACGTATGCGGTCCACCTCGGCATCGTACATTTTCTGCGCCATGCGGTCAATGGTCTGCTGAATACCTTCATTCGATACACGATAAAGTTCATCAAGAGCATTGTTCAGCTTCGCCTCATCAGGGAACAGTACGCGCAAACCATCGTGACCCACAACCTCATGCACAAACGTATTCTCAATGTCTGCCATGTTAGCATTGTTGGGAACAACAATAGTCACCTCGCCTGTCAAAGGATTAAAGCTACCCTTCATTCTGCGCTGACGCGCACTCGGCAAAGCAGCCACTTCTTCCTCAGTACGTATGATGCGTACAGGAGTGTGAAGACGTTCTGACAACTCAGTTACTCGATCCACCATCGCGTTAGAATCATTCTCCATTACATTAGGTGTATCATCTTCAAGCATACGATGTTTACTGTTACCATCGTCGGCTTCGTCCTCATCGTCTGCAACGACATCAGTAGCTGCGTCAACACTTGCGTCCATTTCGGCATACTTCTTCTCCTTTTCTGCCATTTCTACCTTCATGGCCTCGGAATATTCCTCAAACTGACGCTTGGCTTCTTCAAGTTCCTTCTCAAACTCAAATGGTTTACCTTCACGCTGCTTTACTTGTTCCAACTCTGATTTATCGTGCTGTACCATACGTGTAGCAATGTCGAACCGCTCGGCAAAGTCCCTACCTGTGATTACATTCTCGGTGATGTCCTCAACGGCATTGCGCAATAGCGACTGCTTTACAGGTACATCATTCAGTCCAAGTTCAGGGCATGAATAGCTCATTTTACGGTGTATCTCGGCAAACAACGACCCACCATTATTCACCGTCTCTCGTGACATTTCTGTTTTGACAACGAAGTCATAACCTCCCAATGATAAGGTGAGTGTTTGTGTCTGAGTTTTAGTGCCAGGTGTCTTTTTCATTTCCTTTACCACATCAAGAATCTTTTTGTTGTGTTCCTTGATGAAGTCTGCCATGCCATCAACCGAAGCAAATTTTAGCTTGCCTACAGTTATCTCAGTGAACTTACCACCGGGGAATGCCTTTTGCACTGCATGCAGGTGTGCGTTAGCTTCCTCTGCTCGTTGCTCTGCTGCCTCTATCTGTCCCTCGATCCTTGGTTTGGCATAGTGGATATAAACTTGGTCGGCTTCCCACTGCTTCCTACGGCTCTCATACTTGCGCACATTCTTCTCCGCATTGTTCTTCAGTAGAGCGTACTCACTACCTGAGAGTTGAGCAACAGTGTCGCCAAACACATCTTCTTCCTCTTCAAGCACACGGTTGTTCATGCTGTCCTGCATCAGTCGGTCACCCTCCATAACACTATCAGCAATCGCACCTTTTGTTTTCAAACGCTGATATGCAGTTACGTCAAGACTATCTTCCACACCGAAACGAAGTACACGAACAGGCTTGTTCCATTGCTTGTGCAGGTTGCCCTGTCGCAAGATGCGTCCGTTACGCTGCGTGTAATCCATTGGGCGATTTGGCGCGTCAAGATGGATAAGGGTGTGCAGACGTTCTTGTATGTTCACACCAGTTCCAAGGGTAGCAGTACTGCCGAGTATAACACGCACCTCGCCTCGGTTTACCTTGTCGAAAATGTCAAGCTTCTGTTTTATTTTCATGCCTGACTTCATCACAACGATTTCGCTTTCAGGAACACCTTGCGAAACTAGTTTTTTCTTGATGTCCTCATACAAGTTGAAACCGCTATGCTTGTTCTCGTAACTGTCAGCAAAGATGGCTACCGTACCCTTGTAGTCGTTCGTTTCTTTCAGCGAACGCAAAGTTTGGCGCACAGCTTCGTTGGTCTTGCTTCTTGGATCATCCTCAGCATCTACTTGTACCAATCGTGCATCAACAGCTGCTCTCTGAGCAATGCCATACATGGTGAGAGGTATACTGCTGTTTTCCTTCTTCTCCTTGCCACTCATCTGCTCGAAATCGTCCAACTGCTTGCGTACATATTTCATTACGCTGCGCAATGCGCGTGTCTGTGGTAGATAAATGTCCTGCGCCTTGCCACCCTCCATTTCTGGTATTTTCTCAACAAGCTCCGTCTGGTCTTTGGTTAATGCCGTATCCGATACGCTCGACCATATACGAACCAACTCAGGCAAATTCACATATCCTGCAAATCGGTTCACTTCCTTGAACTTGCCATTTGTTTTGAACTCGGGCATCTGCTGTATATTACCGAAGTTGCGCACAAAGTCGTCAAAGTAGTAAATACCGTATTCCTTCATGGTGTCCTTTGGCATGAGGTAACGCATGAAAGTCCAAATCTCTGCTGCTGTATTACTGATAGGCGTACCTGTGGCGAAGATAACGTTGCGTCCATTGTTCTTCTCCAATATGGCTTGCGTCTTCAAATACACGCCTTGCGACTTCTTACTGTATGAAGGGTCAACGCCTTTCACACCGCGCTGCATGGCTGTAGCAAAACCAAGGTGTTTGTATTCGTGCGCTTCGTCAATGAGTAGGGCATCAATGCCCATATCGTCAAAGTTCTCCACATCATCCGTGCTACGCTCGAGCATTTCCTGCGCCTTAACAGCTGCGTTCTGCTTGGCAACAGCTTTCTTCTTTTCGTTATTAGCTGTGCGCTTCTTCGAAATTTCTTCTGACAGTTCAGCCATTTCTACTTGCAGATCTGCCAATTCTTTTTCTGCACGCCTTGTTATAGGGTCTTTACCGTTGGTGTCAGCCTCACGCATCTGCTCAAGTACACGCATCTTCTCGTCTATCTTATCCTGCACAAACTGCATCTGACGCTCGTCACTATCGGGAATTTTATCCAATGTACTCTGAGGAATAATTACCATATCCCAATCATTGTACTTTATTTTGGCGTAGAAATTTTTGCGTCCCTCTGCGTCACGATCGTTATCATCCAACACAAGCACCTTGGCATTTGGATAGAGTTCCTTAGCTGAAGCTGCAAATTGTCCTACGGTGGCATTCTGTACCACGATCATAGGCTTGCGTGCCGTACCGAGTCTGCGCATCTCCATTGCGGTGGAGATAAGGGTGAATGTCTTACCAGTACCAACCTCATGGGCAAGCAACAACGGCTGCATCGTACCTCGGACAATGGCTTTACCTTGGTGTGGGCGCATCTTGAACTTGTGTGTTGCGCCACCGAAGTATTCAGGTACAAAGTCGTCAGGTATGCTCATAGGAACATAGTTGTTGAAGCGGTCGTTATACTCTTGCTCCATGCGTGCTGATAAGTCCGCGTCACTCTGCATCTTTCCTCGCGCCCAATCCTTGAAGTCTTGACGGATCTCGTCAATCTTGGCTGCACATGCTGCCATAGCCTCGCGGTCGGTGATGGTTTCCGTTGTACCGTTATAATGCTTTTCCGTACGCGAAACAGTAATACTTTTGTTCTGAATAGCAGCTTCAATGAGTTCATGCCCCATTATTGTCTTCTTAAGCATTTCGCTCACAATACCCATAGCACGGTTCTTCTCAACATTCACTCCATAAGTCGGGGCTTTCATGAACCACGTACCACCTGCAGCTGTGAAGTGTACTTCTATGTCGGTACGCTCTTTCACATACTCGTCATAGAGTTTTGGGTCAATCCATGACGAACCGAGTGTAAAGTCTATCAAGTGTGCAGGAATATTCATAGGAACCACATCCTGCAATGCCTTGATATTCTTGCTGTATTCGCCATTCTCATTGTTGGCCTCTGCTTGTTTCAGCTTTTCTCTTACGTTTCCACTCAGATATTGGTATGATACTTCCATCTGTCGTGTTGTCGGGTCTTCAAAACCGAGTCCGCTATCAATGATTTCGCGTTTTACTTCCGCCTCACTCTTTCCGAGTTGGTTTGCAATGTAAGGAACATCTATGCGTCCGTTCTTGAACATACTTACAACAACACCGTCCTTAACATTCTCTGGGTGCGGTTCGATTTCTTTTTCCACAACACGGCCTTTCATCACATCGGCCTTATCGTAGGTCTTGACAACGCCTCCCTTGCCGTCTCCTTGCTCCTTATAAGTCTCTAACGAGAATACATTAGGATAGTCCACATCATTACGCAACCACGCTAATTGGTTGTTTTTTGTGAAGTGACCGTATGTGCTCACAAAACTATCGTATGCCTTGTTGAGTTTGGCAATCAATGGCTTTAGTCCTTCATTATCCTCATTCTCTGTCTGATACTTCATTACATCAGCCAAAGCTGTCTTGATGGCAGCATAAGCAGTAAAACACTCTTGCTTAGTATGTCCCTTTATCTTCTTGTCGTTCACTTCAAGAGGATAGTAACCGCCAAAGCTGGCCAAAACAATCTTACCGTCTTTCATATACATTTCACCAAGTTTCTTGCCGTCCGCTGACGCATCAAGCACAAGTGAAACATCGTGGTGATCTGTGGCGGTCATTTGGCTGTTATCTTCTTCAGTGAACGATTTAACGAAATCAACCAGCATCTTGCCTTGGTCTTTGCCGCTTACCGGGTAGAGTCCCTTACTCGTAGGTCTGAATGTATCACCTTCCTCAAAGGCAAAGCGCATTTCACCGGCCATATGGTCTGGGTGCTCGATGAAATACTTGTTGTAGTCCATGGAGAGTTGTTTGGCCTTGCGTGCGCCCGGTTCTTCATATTCGGCCGTGCGCTCACCGCTGATGCTGCTCACGTCAATGGCTTGTGCCGACTTCTGACCATTCACTCGCTTGCGGATAACGATGATGTCCGACGTGACGGTTGTACCGCCAAAGGTCTTGTTATTCATGCGAAATGCTCCGATGAAGTCCGAACCTCCCTCGTTCACAACCCAGTCGCGCAAAGCCTTGCTGTTATCGAGTGTGCCGTTTGAAGAAATGAAGATACCCAATCCACCCTCACGCAACTTACGCACATTCTTGGCTATACAGAAGTCGTGGATATTGTGGAACTTCTTAGAAAGGTCACTGTCGCCTGTGATGTCATTCACACGCAACCCAGTAACGAAAGGTACATTGGTAATAGCCAAATCCACACTGCCATTAGGTATGCGTGTCTGCTCAAAACCTTGTATCTGCACCTTGGCATCGGGATAGAGCAATGAGAGAATGCCGCCAGATGTGCCGTCTATCTCAATGGCGTGAATGTTACTGCGCTCGCTTACCATTGTAGGCATCTGACCCAAAATATTGCCAATACCTGCAGAACCCTCCAAGATGTTACCACCCTTGAAACCAAGCTGATTTGCAATGTCCCAAAGTGTATCAACAACGTATGCAGGGGTGTAGTAGGCACTGTTAGCACTCATAACGGCTTGCTCGTATGCTTCTTCTCCAAGCAACTCACGTATTTTCTTGTTACGCTCACGCTGTTTCCAGTCATAGCCTCCGTCGCTGAAAGCGGCTCCAAGACCACCCCAACCACTGAACTGTCTAAGCACACTCATCTGCTCGGGAGTGGCTGTCTCACTGCTCTCAAGTAATTCATGCGCCAACTCAATAGCCTTGATATTGGCCTCTATTCTGCCATTCACCGAAGTAGGGGCATGGTCTGCGCCACGCTCTGAATGGTTGTTGCGTGTGTTCTTCGGCTCGGTCAGTCCATGAAGTCCAGCGGACACAGCCCTATCTTTGCCAGTGCTTTGTCCTCCTCGTCCTCCGTCAGGTCTTCCACCTTCTTGTGCAGCTGTTTTGCGAGGGCTTCCTTGGCTTTCTCGTAGTCCTTGCTGTTGTCCACTATTGTCGGCTGGCACTGTTTCGGTGCGTACCGCTTCATCATTTCCTTGTAATCCATTGTCTGATGTATTATCAAACAGCCCGGCAAACAAATCACCTACAGGCTGCTCTGGTTTAACTTTCTTAGTTGCATTTTTCTTGGATGCAGGCTTTGGCTTGTCTGCTGGCAATGCCGCAACTGCATCCTCGTTAATACCATCCTCGTAGAAGTCGCCAACGGCTTCATGCTTCGGCTCGGCTGACTCGCTCGGCTTATGGCGCAACTGGTCCAGGTGAGCATTAACCCACAAAGCCGGAGCAAGACCGGTATCTATGCGGTAGCCTCCATCATCGTTAGGCTGCACTACAATGGCATCGGTCCATGTACTGCCACCATCGGTTGAATACTGCACCTTGTCACCTGTTGCATACTTACCACCTGCAACCTCAGTGCGCTCAGGTATATACTTGTAGGCTTCACGCTTCACCTTATCCAACAGCTCTGAATAAGTCACGTCATTGTTAACCCATTCATTTCTGCCATAGCGGTCATTGCCAGTGCCATTAGGATTGTTCACGCGGAACATGATACCAGTCACTTCGAGGTTGTCACCTCCAAAGTTGGTGATACCTTTCCCTGCTGATGGTACAAGTTGAATATTCACATACAGCTCACGTCCCTCTGCCAATGGCAAGTGCATACTAACATCACCTCCTGCAGGGGCAATGTTTGCCACAGCAAGCGGTTTTGTCTTGCGTTTACCTTTCTTATCTGCCTCTCTGTGTGTAGCCTCGAAGCGGTCAAGCCCAAGGTCGTCAATCAACTGGCTTGCAAGGTTGGCTGCATCCTTGACGGCCTTCTTCTCGGCATTACGCATGTAGCCGTATGCCTCGTTGTAGTCCTTCTCCACCTCGTCAGCCTCATAGTAGCCAAGCAGGGCAAGCTGCTCATTTACCTTGTTGAGGGTTTCATCTACTCGCTCTGCTGCTCCTGCGAGGGCTTGCTCGTCGCTTGAAGTTTCTGCGAGAGCCGTTGCTTCGCTTGCAACAGACTCTGCTTCCACTGCAACAGCATCTGTATTTGCTGCTGTCTGCTTTTCGGTTTCTTTTCGTTGCTCATTTCTTGTTGCCTTTAATTCTTTGTTTGCTTTTTCTGCGGCCACTTGTACCTTGCCTTCCTCAACTATCATGTTGGCTTGTGCCATCACGTCCTTGTTAGGCTTGTCGAAGTTCTCCACGTCAAAGGCTTTCACCTCTTCGTATGGAGTGATGGCGTATTTGTCATAGCCGGGAACATACTCCAGTCCTCCATAGAAAGCCTTTAACCAAGGGCGTACCTTGTCGCCCAATGCCTTAACCATCATGGAGGCATAGTTGCCAAACGACTCATTGCCACGCTCAACCATGGCCATGGCCAGACGCTGACCGACTGACATGAGCTTCTGACGCTGCTCTGCAGTCAGTTCGTCCGGATCACGGAACTTAAACCCGGTATCGCCCTCGTCGTCACCAATACCGAGAATATCACGAATGTCATTCATCAATCCGTTCATTTCCTCGTCACTGACCTCATACTTAGGCTTCTCCGGCTCTATTGGTTCTTCTGTAGGCACACTCTCTACGCGGTTTGCAGGTTTCTTGCTTGCGGTCTTCTTACTTGCAGTTGGTTTCTTCGGCTCCACTGCATCGCGAAGTTCCTGCGCTGTCATTGGCTGGTTGTCTGCTACGGCTTGCTCATTACCAACCATTTCAGCGGCCTTGCGTGCGTCCTCTTCACTACGGAACATCCAGCCACCGCTCTCACGGTCTTTCCAACCGCGTGCAGGGGCAAAGCGTCCCTCACCTGTCCGTTCTTTGGCAAACTCCTTGACGGCACGTTCTTGGTCGGCTGTCAAGTCATGGTCAAAGGTAAGTAGAGAAACATCGCTCGTCTTGCCCTTCTTATTGGTGTAGGTTGAAGGAGTGATGGAATAGCCGGCTTCTTCCGGTGCGTTGATTTCCACAACATCCTTCTTCACCGACGAGTACTCACCAAAAGGCTTTGTCTTCCTCTTGCTCGACTCTATCCACTTTTCAAAGTCTTCAAGGTTCACGCCGGTAATGTCAATTCTGCGGCCATTCTCCCAGCCCTGCTCGTAATTGGCAAGGTAGTCGCCCTTAGCCTCGTCTTGATCATTGAAGCCAAGCATAACCTTGTGCTCGTCAAAGCTGCCGTCGGGATTGTACTGGTCAACGACGAACACCTTGCGCCCGTTCCAACCGTCAATATCATTGGAGAGGAACACGTCAATGTGGTCGCCGTCAACACCCACGGCACCACGAATGTAGCCGTAAGTGTTATTCATCTTGCTTTCCCATTGCTTGCCGTCAGCATCTGTGCCCTTACGCACGCTGCCCTGCGGCTGCTCAATGGTGATGTCAAACGTTCCAACTTGCACATGTCCCTTCTTATAGTTGCCGGCTTCCTTTTGTGCTTCGGTGGGGTCGGTGTTCACTTCGGCAGAGGCTGCTTCAATCTTGGCAGACAACGGCTGCTCATTGCCGTCAATATAGTTGGCGACTTCGTAGAGGTCGCCAAACTGTTTGCCGTCAATCTCATAATAGGTTCCGGGATAATTCTTGCTCTTGTCAGGAGCGTCAACCTTGATAACTTCCTTGCCATCAACGAACATACGGTGCTTGTAGATTTCTCCATATTCGCTTGGCTCCGTCCACTCGTCTTCGGTATCGGTGATGCGCTCGCTCAGTTTCTCCTCGGCTTCCTTCGCCAATGCGTCGGCATCGGGTTCGTTACCCTTAACTGGTTTTTCACTGGCTACGACTGGCTGTTGAGGCTCTGCATCGCTCCCAGCAACAACCGTAGCTTGTTCACTTGCCTCGTCTCCTCCAGCTGGCTCTGCGGCTTCCGCTCTCCGTTTGCGTTCTGCAACGGCTGCGTCGATGAGGGCTTGTTGTTCTTTTGGTGTAGCATTTCTGAAATATTTGAGTACGTTTTTGAGAATTTCTTCCTTAGAGGTCACGTCTCCGCTGAACATGTTTATCTGACCTGCAGCAGATGATGCAGCCTCGTTATTGTATGTAGAGAGAACCTTGCGCAAGTCGCTCGGCTTTCCGCTGTTTAGCAGATCGGCAAGTAGCAACGTAACGCCATCAGTTACACGACTGTCTCCGTATTCGTCGTCAAACAGACCCTGCTGTCTGCCGTAAGGAGATACCGGCATACCTTCCTTATAGATATCGGGCGAGTCAGACTTGGCACGACTCACAAGATCAACGGCTGCTGCCAATTCCTTGCTAAGGTCATAGCCGCTCTTGGCAAGTGTGCGGTTGTTGGCAATCTCGTTCAAGCCCATAACAACAGACTGACGAAGTGTCGGTGTGCTGAAAATCTGGCGCACGGCATCGGGCGAAGTCTGGAAGACCTTGCCTATAAGTGTGTTCTCGATAAGTTCCTTACCTGCTGCCGACAAAGCATTGCCAGTGCGAAGCTCTGGTAACTGCATTTCATTAATAACTCCTGCATCCAACAACTGACTGATGGCAGAAGCCACTGATTTGTCGTCGGCATAGTAGTCAGACATGCGGTCAAAGCGGCTGATGTCATTGGTTATGCTTGTGAACACATTGTCAGGAACAATCTTGCCAAGTTTCACGGCGTGCTCAGGATTGCTCTGCTTCTTCTGCTGTTCTGCGTTGAAGCGTGCAAATGTACTTGCATCGTATGGCAATTCCTCGTCTGGAACGAAGACTACGCGCGGATGCTGCATACCGTCTATCTGCTCGGAAGTGAAACCGAACATGGCTCCAAACTCGCGCAAGTGGTCCACATACGCCTTGTCTGTGCCGTTCTTTGCTGCAATCTCGCCCGACATAGTGCGGTTGTTGCCCGAAAGCACAACGCCGTCCTTGCTGACAATGACTGGTGTCTGCAAAGCTCTGCTGTCGTAGCTGTCTGCCATATCCCTTACAATGCGCTGCGCGTCTTTGTCACGCTTGTAGTCGCGGTCATTCACGCTCTCACCATTCTCATCAACCGGGAAACCTTCAGTAGGCTCGTAGGCATTGTTCACGTCATGGCTGGCTGTGGCAGCTCCTGCCTCAGTGAGAACGTAGTGACCACGGATTGTAGAACCATCTGCAAGGGTGATAGCATTAGGATTGCCCTCAACCTTCGTTGATCCGTCCCACTTTGCCTTAATCTTCGGGTTCACGGCATGAGTGCCGACGGCCTCTTGCTCGGCTGCTTTCTCAGCGGCAATGCGCTTGTCTTCCTCCAGACGTGCAACGGCTTCGGCGTGTAGCTTTTCCTCGCGAACCTTGCGCTCTGCCTCCTGCTGCTCACGGATAGCACGCTTTCTGTCATTCATAAGGGAATTGATGCGCGACCATGCGTTCAAGTTCTCTTCTGCTGCGGCTACTTGGGCGTTATACTCTTCCATGGCGGTGTTGTAGTTGGCCTCTGCTTCCTGCTGCGCCTTTACCATTGCCATTGGTGAACCTTTCAGAGAAGGAGCTTTCTTTGTGGGTTCCTTCTTCTTCAACGCTTCAAGTGCCTTAGTCGCCTGTTCTACTTGCGCTCTCACGATGGCAGTAGTATTTTCATCATTGCCTCCAGTAACCTCGTTGAGAGCATCAAGGGCTGTCTCGCGGTCTGCCTTCTCAAACATAGGTTCCTGTGTCTCCTCGTTGATGGGTACACGGGAGAGAGCGGTCTGCTGCATTTTGGCAGGTTCTTCCCACTCCACACCCTGCGCTTCAAGTTGGTGCTGGGCAAGTTCATTGCCGCCACGCGCCATCTGTACAAGTTCTTCCGTTGTCGGAGTTGCAGGAGCAACTAAATCATGGTCAAGCGGTTCGGTACTATCTGATACCTCCTCAGTAGCAGCCGCATCTTCGGCATACTCTCTCGCCCATACTTGATTGCCGTCAGCATCATTGATGCTCTCGACATTGTTCTCAAACTCCTCGGCAGGGATAACCTGCACACGCTTTCCGTTCAACGGTTCGTCCGTGCGTATCTCCACACCGTCATCGCTTATACCCTGCACCTCGCCATGAATGGTTGCGCCTTCACCATCTATAAACGTAAAGGTGTCGTTCACGCCATATTCTACGCCATCAGGCGTTTCCTGTACGTTTTCACCATCATTCTGTACACTTTCATCCGAATTTGGTACGTTTTCACCATTGGCTTGACGCTCCTGCTCGGCTTGCACGGTACGAGCCATATTGGTGGCATCCACACCACCTTGTATATCCTCCATGCTCATGGGCACGACATTCTGGCCGTCAACAGTCACGTTGACAGTTCCATCCCCATTGTCAACAAGTCCCTGCTCGTTGGCAACAAGCGTCACTTGCGTCTGTTCTCCATTCTCGTCAGTCAACGTATAGGTGTCACCTTCATTGAAAGACACCACACCGTCCACGTTGTTTGCTGCGGTCTGTGACATCTCCTCAATGATAGCTTCCCTTGCTCTCGCTTTCTCCTCCTCGGGGTTTACGGCTGCGTCCAAGCCACGGATAAGGTCTGGCGGAATTACTTTCATCTCGCCAGTCTCAACATCACGGATAACAATCGTGTTGTCCGATTTTTCCCTATCAACGCCCTTTCCGTCATCGAACATCACCACATTGCCACTGACGATATAGACTTTCTTGTCCGTGCCGTCCTCGTTCTGCAACTTCAATGATGCAGGGTGTATCATTCCGTCATGGCGGTTCACACGGCTGTCTACTGTCGCATTGGTTTCCTCAATACGGCTGTCAATGTCGTCCTGCACACGCTGTACCATACCATCGTATGCCGACTTCGCGTTAGCATAATCAATGACAGACTGAAGCTTGTCCGTATTGCCCAACTGCTTCTGCTCCTCAATGTAGCGCAAAGGATCATCGCCAATAAGAGCGTCCACCTCGTCCACATTCTCAATGCCATGCTCCTTCGCCACCTGCTCACGTTTCATGTCAAGCAGGTTCTTCGCATCATTCATGGCCTGTGGTTCCGTGGTGTCGTAACCCTTTGAGTAGTTGTCATTCACGCTCTGCACCTCGGGACGCTGCTCCTCATCGTCACTGGCATTGTTCACCTGCGCAATGTTGTAGCCTCTCATCATCGTCAGATTGCGCACATAGTTCAATGCCGCTTTCTTTTCTTCGGGATGGAGGTCGGGATTGTTGATGATGCCTGTCACTACATCCGCCATCTTGCTGTTGTCCGTGTTGTCAATCTTGTCGCGCAGAGGTACCCAGCGTTCTGCGGTCATTCGGAACGAGGCGAGGTTGTCGGCTTTGTCCGTGTTGTGCTTGTAGCGGTAGTACTGTGCCGTGTGATGACCCTGCATCATCATCGGTACAGAGCCAAGCAGTGCGCCCATGGTAGCACACCCCAGCCAGATGTCCACATGGTTCTGCAAGTTCGTCATGTCGTCCCATGCGTCCCCGGCATGGCCAGTAAGCGCATCAAAAAGCGACCCCTCGTATTCCTCCAAAGCCTCACCGGGCAAACCATTATAACCGCCAGACTCAAGTAATCTACTATACTGCTTGTACCATTCCTTGTTGCCGATGTTTGTCATCGCACCCGACAACTTGCTCAGCCCTATCTTCTCCAAGCCTTTCTTCACCATGCCACCGACACTGGGAATGAACTCACCGAACATCTCCGAGCCGTTCTCGCGTGCTTGCTGACGCTCTGCTTCAGCAAAGGCAGGGAGTAGTCCCATAGCGTTCTCTACCGTATAATTGCCATTGTCGTCCACACCGACCTTTCCCGAAGCCAGTGTACCCATCGTAGCGGCTGTTCTGCCTATGCCAGTTGTATTGCTGACGTATGCACCGGCCATATGGGCACCTATCAGCACACCTGTCGCTTTCAGCGTCCTGCGCACCACGTCGTTCTTCCACAACTGGGCAGCTTCCTTGCCTGTCACCTTGGCTAAACCTTTGGCCATTCCCTTTGCTGTTCCTCGCATGATGCCCTTGGCCATGCTGCCAGCACCGGGATTGAGCATAAGGTCTTTCATGAAGTCGAGTGAATTTGCAGTCATGCCACCAGCCCTTGCCCATGCACCATAATCTCCGCCATACATACCCTGCACGGCATTGTCCGTGGCAAAATTCTTCAGAACGGCCTCGGCTGTCTGCTCTTCTCTTGTCAGAGGCTTACCTGCCGCACGTTTTCTGTTGATGCTGTCAATATGCTTAGAGGCACGCGTCAGGGCGGTTGCGTCACGCATCTCACTCATACCATCAGTAAAGGTATAGCCGTTCAGTGCCGTTGTGCCGAGCGAATGCCAGAAACTGCTCATCTGGTTGTTCTTCTTGTCCTCCAACAACTGGATGGTCTGATGGTTCTTTCGGGCTGCGGCCATGAGTTGCAGGTACTCGTCATCGTTGTCATATTTCGACATACGAGCCTCCAGCTCACCAGCTGGACCTGCACCGGGTGTCATGGCTGCTGCCGACTCACGCATGAAGTCGTTGAAACGCTGGTTAGGGCGTTCATCAATCTCCTTCATGCGCTTTTTCATGGCCTCGTCCAATCTGTCACGCTCAGCATAAGCATCACGCAACTGACCACTTACGCTCATGCTATCCTTGTACGCGTCGATGGTATTCTGCTCCAAATCAGCCGCACCACGATCTGTGAATTCGTTGCCACTTTCCGTGATATAGGTCTGCTCCATCTTGCCCGACTTGGGGTTGTACTGTGGTTTCTTGGCTACGACCTTGGTATTTTGTCCCAAGCGCACACCACTGTTCTTATCTCCAATGGTGACGCGCGGCACTCTCAGACCAGCGTTGGCTCTTGCATAGTCCATGCGGTTCTGCGTACGCTGGATCGAGGCATTTGTCTCGGCCATCATGTTGCCTACATTGGCCAGCACCTTCTGGCGGTAAGCCTCAGTGATGGGCGTCCCCTTGGGTTTGGCTGGAGTTGACTTTGCAGGAGCAGGTGCCACCTGCATCTTCTTCATGAACTCCTCATACGAGGAGCCAATCCGCGCACCATTTGCAGAAAGCAAGTCATACACCTTCTTGCGGTTCTCGTAATGGTCATTCCCCGTGAACCCCTTCAGGAAAGTTTTATAGTCCTGCTTATACCCACCCTGTTGCAGGGTAGCATACACTTTTTTGAGTTTACTATTGTCTAATGGCATAATGATTTCTGTTTTGCGTTATATTGTCAGTCCTGAAGCCCAATTGCCTCCTCGCTTGCCACCACTCGGCTTTGCAGCTGGTTTCGCCTGTGGCTTCGTTGCCGCAGGTTTCTTCCTAATTCCGGGGTAGAACACCTTCTTTGATGTGGTCTTCTTGGTCTTCTTCTTGCCCGTAACTTTGCCACGACGCAACACATCGCTGTCTGTGCTGTCCGTAGTGTTCACAGTCACACTGTCAAGTGTTCCATGCTGGCGAGCCTTGGTAATAGCTTCGTTTTCGGTCTTGGCATAATGCATGTTTCCGTTCTCGTCCCACCACTGGAAACGTCCCCGGGTATTGGTTTTGTGCTCATTTGCTGAAGCGTAATGGTCTGCAGCTGAAGCATGGCTTGCTTCGGCCGATGCCGCCGCTGCCTTGCCTCGGTTTCTCTCCGTGTTTACCTTTTCCTTATAGAGGTCTGGAGCATTTTCCGCTTCTGCCTCAGCGGTAATAGCCTCCTGCTCGGCTTTAGTGGCCTTACCAGCTTGCTCACGCTGCTTGTCGGGCTGCAATGCCGCAAGCCATCCGTGCTCCTCTTGCTCACGCTGTGCCTTCTCCCTTGCCAATCTCAGTGCCTCCTGCTGCGCTTCCATTTCTCGCAAGGTCTTGGCACGCTCATTCTGTGCGTCACCGATTTTGAGTGAATACTGGAGGTATTTGTCCGCGTTGGCTTGTCGTTCAGCTTTCAGCTTCTCCAGTTTCTCCTGCAATGGCGTGAGCTGGCTTGCCTCCTTGTGGTCATACATGTTAGGAGCACCGCGAGTAGTGAAGAAAAGGTTGCTCAACGCTTGCAGACCGTCGCTGACAGCTGAAACAATCTTCGCTGACTTCTCTCTGCGTTCTCTCTTCTTGCGTTCCTCCTCGGTTTCCGGCTTCACGCGGTTAGCGGCTTCCTGCAAGGCTGCTATCTGCTGGTCGTAGCCCATCGTGTCGTTGTGTGGCGACACACCGGCTGGCTTGTCGGCAGGTGGTGCCACATCTGTCTTTGGGGGGTCCTTCGACTCCGACGGCTCCGGTGCATTGCCTCCGCTGTTCTGCTCAGTCCATGCCTCCGTCTCTTTCGGTGCTGGCTCTGGCTGTGCAGGCTGCTCGGCCCAGTCAAGCGAACCTTTAGGTGGGGTATATCCACCATCATTGCCCTGCTCGTACTGTTCCTGCTGTTCTTCTGTCCAATTACTCATGTCGAATGTTTTTAGAAGGCTCCAGCAATCCCTGCACCTGCTTTGGCTACGCCCTGCACGGCTTGACTGATGGCTTGTGCCTTGTTAATCTCCAAATTGTTCAACGCTTCGTTGATCTGCGAGTCGCGCTGCTGATAGGTCTGCTCAATCTGGTCTTTGCGGTTCTCCGCATTGACAGCTATCTGCGACGTTGCATCGGCCAATGCTTGTGCGTTCGCGGCTTTGGCTGCTGCTGTGCTCTCGTCAGTACCGCCCATCACGGCTTGGGCACCTGCCGCCTGTCGGTTGCGGTTTCTGATGCTCTCCTCCGTCTGGGTGAGTATGCGCTGAGCGTCCGCCCTCTGCGTCGCATCCTCGTTATAACGACGGTCATACCAGTTCTGGTTGGCCTCCTTCTGTGCTTGGAGGTTCTTCTTCACTCGTCTCATCGCTTTGCTTGCGCTGATGCCGCCAAAGATGCTGCCGGCTGCTCCGAGTGCGCCTCCTGCTATGCTACCAATTAGTCCCATATCGTTTTATGTTTCAAAAGTTATAATTCGTGCGCTAAATTAGTAATGTATCT